ACCATCGTGTCACCGTCTACCGCGGGGTGCCTGCCAAACCTCGCATAATTTTGGCTATCGCTCGGGGTCAGCTTGGTAAGATATTGATAACTTGTTGGACTAGCGTTGATGGATTTATAGATTCGTACATGACCGGAGTTGCTACCACCCCCGTCGTTGTAGTTAGCACCAATCGCAATACGCCTACCATCCGCAGATATTGCTACTGAGGAACCAAATTTATCATCTACGTTTTCACCGTAAAGTGTTTGACCTACCTGTACCCAGTCATTCGTAGACATATACCATTTGTATACCTTCACGCCACCGAATTGGACTCCACCACGACTAGGATCGGTCATGTATCGACCACCAGCAATCCAGGTCCCGCCATCTCTAGATAAATCTACAGACCATCCATATTGATCATTTGTAGTACCAAACATAGTTGATCCTTTTTTTGTCCAGGATCCATTCGAATGATCATATACTTCGACCAGCCCCCTTTGTCCACCACCACTCGATGACGTACTGAAAGGTGAACCACCTATTATACGAGTTCCGTCTCCGGACATACCTATAGAAAATCCAAACCAAGACGCGAACCCCTGTGATGCGGCAATGTCTCGTCCGGCCCCGGCACTACCAAAAGTTTCTGGGTAGTTAGTTACAGTTGTGATTGTTCCCGCGGGTTCAGTCGCTGCGTTTGTTTGGTCAATTTGTGTTATTTCTTGTGAACCGGGTGCACCAACCGCGAAATGTTCGCCATTGAGTGACATAGATACTGAGTGACCGTATCGAGATAGATTATTATTCATCGTGATAGTTTGGGTGGCGTCATATGGAACTAATACATCTACATCAGTCGAATTATTAGAAAAAGTTTGTGACCACGTACAATTTATAGAATCGTATTCGTATACGAAAACCGATGTACCGCCAGTGGCAGAACCAGGGGCACCTACACATATAGTATCACTTGATTCTTGTGCTATACTCACAGAACTGCCAAATTCTACACCAGGTGTTGTGCTTCCTGTTATCACATTACTATAATAAGACCAGGAACCCGTAGTTGCGTCTTTATCATACACATAAAATTTGTTATCACCCGGTGACCCCACAACCAATCTGTTACCATCCCAATTCATACTTAAAGCACTTCCAAAATCCGAGGAAGTTGTTCCAGGGTTGGATAAAACAGTAGGACTCGACCATGTATTTGATGTTTTAGTGTATTCGTAAATCCACACTTCGTTTACTCTGTCGGGTTGACCTATAGCGATCGTAGTATCATCGAAATCACATACTATAGGAACATCATCTTTTGGACCCACCCGTTGTCTATTCTCACGCTCCTGCCACGACCAAGATGTATTATAAAAATACCCATACTGATCAAATTCTATGATTGGCCTGTCTCGTTTACCTTCGAAATGGTAATAGAACGGTCCACCAGGTAAAATGGTACTACTGCTCATTTAAATAATGCGTAGATTTAAATAGTGACATTTTTACTTTGTCGCTCCGCGGTAACTTCTACCGTCTTAACAAATAATTGTGTGGTTACGAGACCAAACGTTTTAATTTCGTCTGCTACGTCTAGATTTCTGTTTATTTTTACATTACCCGTCACGGTGAGTTTATTATCGTCTGTATCACTGATACTGACATTGGAACCGATTTGTAAATCCGCCGTTGGTGTAGATGTGTTGATACCTACGCGTCCCGCGCTATAGTGTATTATATTATTGACACCCGTTTCTGTCCATACACTAGTCGCACTTCCACTTCCCGTTATGTCAGTTCCCCAAACGGGTTTAGATCCATCACTTTTTAAAACTTGACCCGAGGAACCTATGGGGAGTTTTTCTAGTGTACATCCACAATTTGTCGTATTTGCGTACAAAATATCTCCTTGTGTATATGGTGTAGGTAATCCGGATGTATTTGGCATAGCTATCCATTCTGGCCCAACACCGTTACTTTGTAAAATATACCCACTTTGACCTATGTTTAATTTGCTTAAGGTATTCGTGGCACTCGCGTATAGCATATCACCTACGGTAGACGTTTCTATATCCGAAATCCTAGATGAATTATCACTTAGATCGTTTATTACAGATGTTAAATCTGTGGAGAGTGCAACGTCCGTAAGATTCGCACCAGAACCATAAAATGTGTCGGCGGTCACATTACCAGTTACCAGCACATTTCCACTCGCTGTTAAAGATGTTACGGTATTCAAAAATTGTGTCGTTACGGTGGTTGTGTTGGCGTTAACGGTGACCTGTTGTAGAGTACCAACTTGCCCAGAAGCCCCTGACACACCCTGCCACCCGACTTCGCCGGGTGATATAATAGTCAGAACATGCCCCGTTGTTTGTCCTATAGATACGTTTGCAGCCTCTGCACTCGAGTCTGCATATATCATATCTCCGTGCGCCGTCAGGATAGAACTTAAATCAGCCCCACCTCCCCCTCCGGTGTATTTTTGTGTGGCACGTCCAGTTGAACAACGTCCCATTCTTATATTTGTATGAGACATTTTCCCGAGGGAAAGTTATTCGGTTTTTCTTCTTTTTGATTTGGAATTTTGAATCCACCCTGTTTATAAACCTTGAGCCGTTTATTGTACATCGCAAAAAATACGGACCATTGATCGACTATATCGTATATGCGCGGATTGTTCTTTTTACCCTTCGTTTCGCGCATGATACGACCTATACTTTGAACGATATCCGATTTAGGAGTTGCGAGAATAACCGTATCGAGACTTGGTATATCGAGCCCTTCATGCGCCTGACTAAATGTCGCGAATATGATCTCTTTTTTACTCGATTCAGCCAATTCAGCTTCTTTCATACCACCCATGTATAACCCCGATCGTTCTTTGAATCGTTCGTGTAGATATTCACAGTGAAACCGACGATCACTTAAAACTAAAACGTGTCTAGATCCATTCGCCGCATTTCGTATCGTCGACATTAACATTCGATTTCTATCCGACATTTCAGTGAGTTCCGTGATCATCGTCGCTAAAGATAATTTACCGTAACGGGTACACGGTGGTGGTTCACTAAATCTATCGGTTGTAAACTCTATGGGGAACACATCTACTTGATCCTGTTTTTCGCGTTCAACCGCAAAAAATGTAGGTCCCATAAACCAATGTAAAACTTTGGTAAGACCATCCTTTCTCTGTGGAGTCGCGGATAATCCGTATACGTGTTTAGGGCACAATTTAAACAGGGATTGTGAAAATACCCTCGCACATATGTGATGCGCTTCATCCACGATGAGTGTACCCACACTTTCAAAGTCATTGAATGAATATTCTTTTGTCGATAGGGATTGTAACATGGCGATGACGAAATCACAGTCGAGTTCCTTTTTATTTTGTTGAACCACACCTATGGTAGCACCCGGACAAAATTGTTGTATACGTTCACGCCATTGGTTCCCTAAAAACTCTTTGTGTACAACTATCATGGTTCGATACCCAAGTTTGCAAGCTATGGCCAAGGATACAGTCGTCTTACCAAAACCGCATGGTAATGACAAGATTCCGTGACCTGCTTTAATAGCTTTAGAAAGTGCTTCATTTTGGAAAGTTTCGTCTCGTAATTTTCCTTTAAATTTGACATGTATCTTATGAGGTTCTGGTCTCGTATCTTTAGCTGCTTTTCCAAATTTTTCTTCACCGTAAAATCTCGGTACGCATAATCCAGATTTTGCTTTTCTAAACACCTTGAATGGTGGAGGTGCTACACCAAAATCTGCATTAACTATTGGACGCACCGTTAATGCGTTTTTTATTTCTTGAGTTTCCCCGATTATGTATCCGGATCGGGTCAGACTCATCTATCTAACACTTCGTCTATAAGCTTTATATACTTCAACTTCCACGTGTAGCCACTGTAATCACCCGTATTCCACACACCCATGTATTCAACGTCGATATCTACGAAGTCGCCCTGTTTCAAGGATTGCACAGGTGCACCCTCGAACTTACAACTCACGCGGTTATATCTGAATGGAACTTTAATCGTGAGAATGTTTCCGTACAGGGGGTTATCCAAATTTTTACCTTTAACAAAATACTCAGAAAAAGACTGTTTACGTCTGACTATCTTATAGAAGTCGTCATCTATGATGACTCGAATATATTTTTTATCGTTATGATCATACATGGATTGATGAATTTTACAACGCGTTTTCATATGTATTATCGGTAATCAAACCTATAAATAAAATTATTTAGGTTTCCACTTCATGAACATGGGTAGAAGTAAAAGTCCTCCGATTAATATCACAAAATCGATCATGAGAACTTTGTTTCGTATTTCCGGACACCAATTTTTAAAATCGTTAATTTGTTTTGAATCTTGGGGTTTGGCCCAATGATAAAACATGGCTAAATATGTTGGACCCATGTTTCGTCTACAGTCGTACCAATGATCATAGTACGCTAAAAGTATATAAGGAAAATACAACAGGGATAAGAGTATCCATTTGTTTTTCTTAGGTAAGAACCAATATCCACCAGCTAAACCCAACGTGAACCATATACACTTCCAGTTCACGGATGGTTTTGCGTCATAACAGGTTTCATCTTTTTTGTCAATGTCCATTTACAATTTATAAAGAAAAAAATCTAAAATTATTTTGAGATATTTTTTCAAAAAATTTAAAGAATAAAATTTATTTCTATTAAGTAAGAAATGGCACTATGTTTTTCACAAGGTGTCACACCAAACTCCATCAAAAGATCTAAACGCAAGTATCAAACATGGAAGTTTGCTGGTGAGTTTCTTATACGAAAGTCTCTGACTGAAGACCAAGCATCATTGGGTCGTTGGACGCGGGATAGACTAATAGACCTCGGCCCAACGTTCATCAAGCTCGGTCAAATAGCTTCAGCGCGGTCAGATTTGTATCCTATAGATTTCATAAAACAATTAGAATCTTTACAAGATGATGTACCACCAATAGAAAATGTAATGTCTTGTGTAAACTTAGAACACTTTGAATCATTTGATGATGTACCATTTAAATCTGCTAGTATAGGCCAAGTTCATAAAGCAAAGCTTAAAGATGGAACAGATGTTGTTGTAAAAGTAAAAAGGCCGGAGATTTATGAAATCATGAAGGAAGATACGGATACTATACTCGCTATAGTGGAATTTCTAGAAAAAATAGGCGTAGACACGGGGACGAGTACAAACTATGTTCTTAAAGAATCTGTGGAATATTTATTGAATGAGACAGATTATGTGCGAGAAGCGGAAGATGCTACCATGTTTAGGCGTGCTATGGAGGAGGTAGAATGGTTAAGGGTGCCCGGTGTGTATAGGCGCTTATCTGATAATGATATGATAGTGATGGAATACGTCGAGTCTACGAAACTTACCGAGATAACGGACCCCGATGTTAACAAGAAGAAGATATGCGAAGCACTTATAAATTCGTATTTGATACAGACTATGGACAAGGGGTTTTTCCACGCCGACCCTCATCCGGGTAATCTCGGATTTTCATCTGATGGAAAATTGGTTTTCTACGATTTTGGATTGGTGATACCCTTATCGGAAGAACTAAGAGAAGGTTTTAAAGACCTGTTCGTATGTATCATAGATCGAGATACAAAGGGTATAGTCGAAATATTGATACGATTGGGAGTTATCACACCCACCACGACCGATTTGAGCGATATCGAACTTTTTTTCAAAACGACGCTCAACTATTTGGAAACTTTGGACGGTAAAAGTGTGAAAGATGATATACTAAACGACGATATACTCATATCCTTAGCTCAGAAGAAGCCGTTTATTATACCGACATCATTCGTGTATTTAGCTAAAGCCTTTTCAACGGTCGAGGGCACGTGTGTGTCGTTAGACCCCATGTTTACGTATTATGAGTATCTCGAGCCTATGATTCAAGATACCGTGGAGGATGCTATAGACGTACGTAAGTTACTGTCCACGACGTTGGAGATGCCAACGAGAATAAGAGAGATTAATTCAGCTGTTCTCAACTTGGAAAAGTCGAGAACAACCATGAAGCGATCTATGGAGAAAACAAGGCGGGAAGTTCAAAACGTTCAAAACACAATGTTAGCTACTATAATGGCTACAAGCATGATTGAGCATGGTTATATCAATGAATGTGTATTTTTTATTTTTGCTGTAGTGTTCTTTACTTTTCGTAAAAATCGATAGATTTCTTTGTTGTTGTAGTTGACATGTCTGTATCCTTGTCTGTAAAAAACTTTTTGTGATCATCAAAGAGCTTCTTTGCCCTTGTTTTCTCTTCATCCGCGATGCTCTTAAACGCGTCACCGATCTTCGAAAGTTCAGATTTTCGCTGATCAGTTACGTCCTTACCGAACTTCTTAAACTTCTGCTGCGCGGACATGACGACTGGGGGAGTGGCGAGTATGGCAAACATTTACTCTATATTGATATTTTTATCTTTAAGCCCTAAGCGCTCCAACTTTTCTTCAAATTCTCGGCGCTCTCCGGGTGATTTGATGATCTCCCCGTGTTTGAGAGCTCGTATTTCTGGGCCGGTTAATTGAATTGCATCTACTCGGAAATCTATGAACGCTTTCATAGAAATAGGTACGAGCGGTTCTACGAGAGTGTACATCGCCCTGGCATACTCTTGAATTTCCTTTTGAGCATGAGAATCCATTCGCAAATGAAGATAATGCATGAGATTATGAAGGTTTATTTTCCAATAAAATTCGGTATATGTCGATTGAGGAAGATTTCCCCTGGCCTGCTCTCTACAAACACCCTCTTCGAGTAACTTTTCGTAGATATCAAACGAGTTTTCGAGATGATGAGAACCAGCTTCTGCTAGTTGAGCATCTACGTCAACTTCACCTTCGGAACCTTGGTGATTTACCTTAGATTGACCCCTTAGTGTGTCGGGTTTATAATACTCCTTAGGAACGATCGAGTATCGAGCGGACATTTCATTCACACTCGCGGTACGATGACGAAGATGTTGACGTGCGATATAAATAGGCATTTTAATATGAAATTTAAATTCCACCATCTCAAAAGGGGTCGTGTGCCAGTGACGCATTAAATATCGAATAAGTCCAGCGTCTCCGCGAGAAGTCTTCGTTCCCTCTCCGTAAGAGACCCGAGCGGCCTGAACAATTGAGTTGTCAAGGTTTTCCCTAGGCATAGTGTCAACAAGTCGTACAAATCCATGATCGAGTACGTTTATTTGCATTTGAATTATCAACGGTCCATTTCTTTAATCAGATCATCTATGGATCTATAATATCTTTTGAGATCTTTCATAAATCTTTTATTATTCTCTAAACATTCACACTCGGGACTATTTTTATAAATCCACGCGAGATTACTCTTAGAATATCGTGTATTCTTTTGGTTTTCGTTTGGTTTTCTGGGTACAACCTTCGTCGACGCTTTCTTTTTTGTAACGGTTGGTTCGACTCGTTTCGTGAAACTTATGGCTTGCATGATAGTATCTGCTAAATCATCCTTTTTCTTAGATTTCATGAAGGTTTCTATCCAATGTTTATTAGTGTCATCCCTACGCAAAAATGCTTCGCACCTTTCTATGGATACCTTCTTACGTTTCATATATTGTGCTTTTCCGGGTCCGGCTACGTCCGGTATTTTAAATCTCGCGTCATAAATTATAGTCTCGGCTTTCGGGGCTTTTATCACAAAATATGCGTGTAAAAAGTGCTCGACCATTTTCATTTTTTTATTGCGATCGGGTTGTTTTTCTATTAAAATAATATCCGATTCGAGAACCCAAGGTCTATCATCTAAGTGTTTTCTTAACGAAACATATATACCATCTCTATGTTCGGGAGGTACTCCGGAAACATCCCATTGAGTAACGAGATTAGATGTTTCGTTAAATTGACATATAGCTAAATTTCTGATTCCAACATCTATACTAAGAATCATTATGTATATAAAGAAAGAATACTCTTTTAAATACTTTTATCGAACCATGTTCATTACCACTATTAATAAAGTGATAGCCATCAAAATACCCGCTATGTAATACATGTATATGGTATAATCTGGATCTTCGCCAGTATCTTTATCACTGCCCGGCCCCTGCTCTTGCTCCCTTTTAAACTGTTCATCTTCCTCGGCGAAAAAATTAAAACAGCTTACTTTACAATATTCGTAGCAATCTTTTGTATCTGCCGTACAAAAAGGTTGTTCTTCGTAGATTTCTAAATTCGGAAACTCATCTCTCGCACTGTCGAGCGTTCTATATTTTAATTCTTCTTTGGGTATTTTACCGTAATAATAATCTTCGTAATTCGACGGGAGACATAAACTAACACATCCTTTTGTTTCCTCTCTCTTATCGTCGAAGTCACTATCTTCCATGAATAACCCCCCAAGAAGACCGGCTAAAGCTACCAAAGCCATGATCGCGTCATTTTTAATACTGTTTTTCTTTTTCGCGTCGGCGTCGGCATCTTTTTTCTTTTTCGCATCAGCATCGACATCCTTCTGTTTACGTTTAGCTTTCGCGTCTTTTCCACCCTTTTTAAGAGATGCTTCGTCAGCTTGCTTTTTCAATGAACTCGCATCGTCGACTTTTTTAGAGATTTTGCCACCGATTTCATCTGAGTTCTTCAACGATTTAGAAGCTAAATCATCCGCCTGTTTCGCAACAACACTTGCACTGTCTGCCTGTTTAGATACCTTGGTTGCACTGTCTATATTTTTTGTAAGTTTAGCTTCAGTTGTTTTTGTAATTTTAAAACTTCCATCTGGAAGTTTAAAACTGCCGTTGGCTTTTTTTATAGCCGTAACGGGGATATCAGTTCCATCGGCGAACTTGAATCGACCGTTCACTTTTTTCGTACCCGGTGGGAGTTGTGCGCCGTCAGATAACTTAAATGAACCGTCACTCATTTTAAACGTTCCATCTAGGCTTTTGGATGAACCATCAGGAAATCTTACCGTTCCGTCTGGTAATTCAAATGTATTATTAGGTAATCGTTTAGATCCTTTAGGTAACACCGATCCATCACCCAAACGTATGAGACCATCTGGATGTCTATAAGCTCCACCACCATATCTCGTAGAACCGGCTGGGATATCTATTTTACCGAGTTTTGATGCCGAGCCTAAATTACTACCACCTCTAGCGAGCGCCGAAGCCATGGTGTGGTATTATTATATTACTTATAAAATAATGAGAGTTCGTCTCAGAAGGAGTCCAAATCCTGAGAAAAAGTTCAGAGTTACGTTTGAAGATGGTTCAAAGGTTAATTTTGGGGGTAAGGGGTACTCGGATTTTACTAAACACAAAGATGTTTCGCGTATGCGCCGATACCTTTCTAGGCATGGACGAATGGGTGAAACATGGACAAAAGATGGTGTAAAAACGGCTGGATTTTGGTCAAGATGGTTACTCTGGTCCAAACCGTCATTAGAAGAAGCTAAAAAATTAATGTCAAAACGTTTCGGGTTGATATTCGTTTAGTGTATTTTTCATAGATTCTACGTAATCTAACGTTCTTTTGTGCGATGACACACTTTCGTTATACTCGACGGTTGTTTTGTTTTTGTAAAAATTTACTAATTCGGCAGCTTCTTCGGCGTCTGCCTGATATTTTTTCATGAGCTCTATAGCATCATCTATCAATTTCAAGTATCTTTCACTCGTGTCAAAGTCTATTTCAGGATTTTTTATGTATTCAATCGCATCTAATATTTTTAGATTTAGTTCATTTATTTTATCATTAGAGTAAGCTACCTTTAATGCGTTTTGTTCGGATACCTTAGCGTATACCTGAGCATTATTCTTTGACTTGACAGACATATTAGCATATTTAACTGCATTCGCGAGAGTGCGCATTGAATCAGCTTCTATCTCGTTCATTCTGATATAATGTAATATATTAAGCTACCGTGGTTATCGAGGTTTTATTTGCTTTTTCTCTCAGACCTCTTCGCTTGATGTTGGCTTTTATCTGATTCATTAAAGCTGCGGTTGGCTTTTTGGGTGGTGGAGGGGGTGGTTTTTTAGGCATTTCAAATATAGTTTGGGGTTTTGTGAATACAGTTCCTTTATTAACAGGCCTGATCATGATGGGCGCCTTGTATTTAGTAAGGGTGTTTAAAACACCTTTACACATTCTGATAGTCTTTTTGGTTTCGCGAATTTTATTTTTTAACACTCCATCGTCGAGTTTTTCCATCTCTTTTTTGAGAACTTTGTCTGTTTTAGGTACGCGTTTACCCTTTACATTTTTCGTTAAACGTAAACCCTTTTTACGTGCTTTATCCCTGATGATGGACACCATTTATATATACCCACATTTAAAAAAAGTGATCGGTTCTGTACAGTTTTGCCTGGAACGATGAGTCTTTACCGAGTACATTAACGCTCTCGTTGCCATATATCTCGCCACAACCTATGTCATCCATACAGTCTCTATCACCCATGGAAACTGGAAGAGCGTATATTTGATCACCCGGAGTAGATGTGTAATAGTGATAACGATCGCGCCTACCTCGCACTTCTTTTCCATATAAGGGTAAAGTTTCGTTATTATCACCTACGAGAACACCCATCTGTTGGACGTAGCCGGGTTTGTATTGTTTTATGGGTGGTTTTCTGAATTCGGGTTCCCTGTGAATTTCGTATGGAACCTTTACTGGAACGGATACAGGAACTTCTACAACTTCAGCTGGACGAGACATGAGAAATCCGATTACGACTATCAGTAGTACGATGACTAAAAATGCTATCGAATTTTTGGTTCGTTGTTTCATTTATATAAATGAGGAAATTTATCTTCGCATACTATAAGTCATGGACAAAAAGAAAAAAGGAGGACCCAAGATTTGGTCTCGTCAACAAGAGAGAATTTTACAGAAATGGGGTGAAGCTGCTGCTTGTTACAGGTACATGCACAATCAAGCCTTTTTAACTTATAAAAAATCGAGTATGCGTTTTACTATACCGGTTATAGTTTTGTCCACAATCACAGGTACGGCAAATTTTGCGCAAAGTTCTTTTCCGCCGTCGATGCGATCATCCGCACCGGCTTTAATAGGTTTTTTAAATTTAATTGCTGGTTTAATAGCGACTATAATGCAATTTTTAAAAATTAATGAATTAATGGAGGGTCACAGGGTGAGTTCCATACAATATGGTAAGTTATCGAGAACTATACGTTTAGAACTTTCACTTCCCTTAGAGGAACGTAACCAGGATGGTAAAGCTGTCATAGAGGCTGCGCGCGCGGAATATGATCGTTTGATTGAACAATCACCATCTATACCGTACGAAATTCTGATGTCGTTCGATAAGGCCTTCCCACCTGGTAAGAAATACCCCTTCAACAGACCAGAGATTATGGAAGTTCATCCCATAAATACGTTTATATCCGAGGAGCAATTCATACAAGAATTAAACAAGGATTTCCGGTCGTTCCAGGAAGATGTATACGCCGAGGATGAAGCCGAAGTTGAAGAAGAAAGCGCTAGAGAATTTGACTCAGACGACGAGTTAAGTAAGCAACCATAACGAATAAAATTATATTAAAGATTATGAAGCACATGAAATAAGGATACACCCGTTTCTTTATAGGATCGACCACCTTTTTTCTGAGTGTATCATTTTCCAAAAAAATATCTAAAGCTTGTTCAGTGAGATCATCTGACATGGATGCTTTTGTTAAAATACTCCCACAAAAAAAAGAGAGACCTCCGACGCTCCATCAGAAAGAGATTAACATATTAGAAAAATACATAAAAGATGGTAAAAATGTATTCGTGTGTGGGTCGATAGGATGTGGAAAAACTTTCATCGTGAATCAAGTATTGGATAAGACAAATAGTCTAGAACTTCATAGCGATTTTTTTCAAAAGAAGCATTCGTATATCGATTTTTTGGGTGATACGAATATATCCATAATAATAGACGGCTATGATCAAAATACATACGGTCATAAACACTTGATCGACAAAGTTTCGACGGAAAATTTTAAAATAACCAAGGGTTCTGTCGTCGTGATATCTAACTCTATACACATCATGCCGAATTTTGAACTCTTGATCATACCAAGAAGAAGTGCGGACGAAATTGCATCACTGGAAAGTACAAATGAAAGAGCATACGTAGCTGCAGAAAAATGTAACGGTAATATACGAGATTTTTATCATTATTTAGATTTTTCCGATTTAAAAGATGAATTTAAATCGTCAAAAGATGTGATCATAGACATATTATGTAAGCCTACGAAGTTTGATATTTCACAAACTATACATGAACATGGTCATGTTAGGGATGTTATTAACGGCAATTATCTAAGCTCTGAGGGGTGTGATATGGTAAAAATATCGGAATCTTTGTCTTTAGCCGACGTGTTGGATGGTGAAATGTATAAAGGTGAATGGCATACGATGCCGTACTATATATGTGCGGGTATAGCCGTTCCAAAGTTTTATATGGGAAAGTTGTTAAAACCAAACGATATAAAACCTGGTAGTACTTGGACAAAGTATGGTAACTATAAGATGAGATATCAAAAACTTAAAAATATCCGCGAACGAAGTAGCAATAGATTGAACATAGAAGAGTTACAATTGATTAAATTATACGCTACCAAGGGTGATTTCTCGCAGGCTTTATCATATAACATAGAACCATCTGATTTTGACGTAATCAACCATCTTTCACTTCATAACAAGTTCAAGTCGAATGATGTCATCAAACTTAAAAAGAAGATGCGAGCTATAACAAATGAGCTCTGACAGCGACACCGAGCAAGAAGAGTACGATTGTATTCGTGTGGTAGGTTCTGAAATTTATTACTATGGAGATATAGATCGTGAAAATATCCTCGAGTTCACCGAAGCGTTTAAAAAATTGGAGATTGATCTCCTCAAAAAATCTATCGAACTTCCGGGTTATTCTCCAATTATTCGTATTCATATATGTAGTGATGGAGGAGACGTGTTTGCGGGTATGAGCGCTATGGATACTCTCAAACAGTCTAGGGTAAAGATCGAAACTATTGCCGAAGGTACTTGTTGTAGCGCGGCAACGTTTATGTTACTCGGTGGCTCGCATCGTATGATGGGCCGTCACGCACACGTGCTTATTCACCAAATATCTTCCGGTGGATTCTTTGGAAAGTATAGAGATCTCAAGGATGAGATGGGTACGTGTAAGAAGCTCATGAAATCTCTCAAGACTTTGTATAAAGCTGAGACTAAAATCCCTAAGAGTAAGTTTAAAGAGTTGATGTCACGAGATGTGTACCTGGATTCTCGTGAGTGTCTTACGTACGGGATCGTTCACGCGATTGCTTAACATCAATGCTGCGTTTGAACAGGAGTAGTACACTGAAGATTATCACAATAATGCTCAGTGTATTCAAATTGAACGGAATGGTCGTAATCGGAGGAGGCCTAAGTCGTTCCATTTTTTCATAATTTACAACTTTTAAAGAAGACATCTATTTAAAGTTGAGAAATTAAATATGTACATGGAGCGATTGATTAAAAAGGATAAAAACGGCAGCGAGCGTTTCACCGACATTCGAGTTGAAGATTTGGGTAATGGAACGGCTGATATCGTAAAAACGAGCGGTATCGTGGGAAGTGACAAGTTTACTGAATCACGAACCAACGTTAAGACCGGTTATGATAAGGCAATTAAGAGGGCTCAAACCTTGTGGAATAATGAGCACACCAAGTGTAACCAGGTGTTGCCCATGCTTGCGAACAAGTGGGAGGATCGGAAGAAGTACATCTCCGAACCTTTCTATGTTCAACCCAAACTTGATGGTGTTCGTCTACTGGTCTCGAAAGACGGTGGTATCTCGCGAACTGGCAAGATTATTCCAGGAACCGAGGTTCTCGGGAAGGGTCTTAAGTCGGGTCAGTATGTTGACGGCGAAGCCTATGATCCCAATCTCTCATTCGAGGAGCTCACGAGCACCTTCAAAACAGATCCTTTGAAACTCAAATTTTATGTCTTTGACTTCTTTGATCTCAGAGCTGAAGCACTTGCGAGAGATCAGATGACATTTGAGCAACGTTGGGAGTATGTCAAAGATTCTATCTATAATCCTCATTACGAATATATTGAGACCTTCAGTGTCAAAAAACATAAGGATATGGAAGGCTATCACAAGATGTTCATGCAGCAAGGATTTGAGGGTACCATGATTCGCGACCGCTTCAGTGTCTATGAAGTGGGTAAACGAAGCAACTATCTCCTCAAATACAAGGATTTTCAGACCGAGGAATATGAGATTGTCGACGTCAAGGAGGGCACGGGTCGCGAGAAGGGTACTGCGATTTGGGTTTGTAAGTCTGGTGAAAATTTATTTTCAGTGAAACCCGAGGGTACATTGGAAACGAGAAGAAAATATTTCGAAAATAAAAATAATTTTTTGGGAAAATTATTAACGGTAAAATTTCAGAATTTAACGAATTTGGGAATCCCAAGATTTCCCGTTGGAATTGTAATTAGAGATTACGAGTAATATAATATTATGAATCGTGTAGCCGTTGATATTGATGAAGTTCTCGTCCATTTTGTGAAACCGTTGGCAAAATTCAATAATGTTGAGATGCCGAAGACCAATAAATATAGCTACGTGTATCGTCATATGTTTAACGTATCGGAAAAGGAATCTGTTAGAATGGTGAGAGATTTCTACGATTCCGAAGAGTTCACTATGTTGGAACCTATTTACGGATCACAACCCATACTACGAATGTTACGACCCAGGGTTGATAAGATGTACGTCTTGACCGGTAGACAAAATTGTGTTCGAGAAAAAACGGAAGAATGGATAAATTTTCATTTTCCAGGAATTTTTGATGACGTTATATTAACGAATAGCTACACAAAATTTGAGGTACAGAAAGTCGATATTTGTAATAGTCTAAATATAGGTATGCTTATAGACGACAGTGATCTCAACTGCGCGGTATGTAAAAATTGGGGAATTGATGCTATACATTTTGCGGGATATGATGGCGAAGTGTATCCCTGGTGTAACAAAGTGTCCGATAGTGTTACGAGTTGGACAGATGTTTATAACGTTTTTCCACGATATAAATATACAGACGTAGAAGAAGCCTAAGTTGGGTGCGTATTTTAGATTTTTATAAAAATGAACTCTCTACACGATACTTTTAAAAATGGCGTTTCCATAATGAGCCTCGTGTGGGGAGTTGGTAAAATTCAAGAATTTGTCATGCGTAATCAATATTAAAGATACGAGTCAAACGTAAAGTAAATGTTGACCGTTTGCCGAGCACCCGTCCGAGTTTTTAATTCGAATCGTAAGGAACAACTTCACGCCGCCGCGAGGCGTGCGAATAGAGAAACGCAAAGACGACACTCGTATGTTATCAATCGACCAAATAATGAGTTGCAAATTAAAAAGCTTCAGGATGAAATTTCAAAATATAGGGTTGTACACATGAAAATTGCGACACTCGCTCGTTGGAATCAGAGATCGTTAGAGTCTGCACTTTCTGATACGAAGCAGCTCATTGAACTTCTTGATGCTATGGACGATAATTAAGAATTCGCGGTAACCGATATACCGTAAGAAATACCTGGAATTATTAAAAATACTGTACTCGTATAAATGAGTGGGAAAATTTTACCATATTTAGAGTTATTTGTAATTTGACCCATTTTTTTTGAAATACCGAGTGGAATCTGTCTCATTTTGGGTATTGGGTACCAAACCAATATCCCACATACGTTAAATAGGAGGTGACAAAGGGCGACTTGCCATGCCTGTACAGGGTTAGAAGTAACAACAGTGGCTGCCATCACACCGGTTAAAGTAGTTCCTATGTTTGCACCGAGTGTAAGTGGCATCATATCTTCTAATGAGATAAGACCAACTGCTGCCAAGGGTGTGAGTGTAGATGTCGTGATAGAGGAAGATTGTACTAAAATAGTAATAATCATACCTATGAGGATATTGACATATCCATTGAAGCCAACGACACGTTTCAAGATTCGTGCCGCCGGACCCTTGACTATAATCTGAAGAGCGTAGACTATGTTAAAAATACAGCAACATAAAGCGAGTAGGGAAGAAACGGTGAGTAGAATACCCGCGTTTTCATCGGACATACCCCAGTCATATAACAGACCATCCTTGAGAAGGGCTTTGTCACATCTTCCGTCATCACAATTTCCTTGTGAGACGTATTTAGCCACTTTCTTATCGTATGAGGCTATACCCTTGGAATATGGAGAAACATATGGTTTTAAAAACTCTTGCTTTTCACAATCACCTTCACAGGCGTTTTTGTCTTTGACCATTTCGTATGTAAGTTTCTCAAATACGGGGTAAGCCCAGTTAATCGGGAGAAAAACGAGTACGGAGAGAAGGTTGAAAATGTCGTGTATGGTTGCAGCTGAAAAGCCACGTCTGAGTTCATTTTTGTTATACATGTGTCCCATCGAGATGATAGTGTTTGTTACGGATGTTCCTATGTTAGCACCCATAATCATAAAAACCGCGTTACGAACCGAAAGTTCGTTTGCGCCAACAAGAGACACTATGATAGAAGTTGTGGTAGAGGAAGACTGTACTAGCACAGTCGCGAGAATACCTATCATTAGACCTGAAATAGGGTTATCCGCAACATCAAACATCTTCGCAGAGTCTTTTCCACCTAGAAGTTTAAAACCTGTACCCATGACAGACAAGATGAGTAAAAAGGCCCACACAGAATACAAAACACCTAGACAAAGGCATCCTTTTACCAGGGTGGAGTAATCGTTGTTTGGTACGAGCCATTGATCTTGTGTATTTTTATCCATAACTTCTTCGGTAATATCTTCATTTTTCTCTTCATCAATGAAGTCACCTTCGTTAAGTTCATGGATTTTTTTGGGTTTAAAGAACTTTTCATAAACCAAAATCCCTGCAGTAGTCAGATATGTGATACATATCATAGTCATACCAGCAACGCCTTCACCAGAGTCACCTTGTGGACCTGGATCGTGAACATTTGAGCCAAGGAGAGAACGAAACATCGCACTACTATATTTCAGAAAATTTCTTTACACCTAAGTCGCGATTTGTTATTTTGTAAATTAAGTAAACATGTTCTCTATCAAAGGTCTTCCGAATTCCACGTCCACTGTTCGCTTTGCACCACAAAAAATACAAAAAGTATGTAGAAATCAATATACTATCAATTTTGAAAACAGTAAATCGCTCGAGAAAGTAAAGGGTAAAGACCTTTTTCATATACTGGCTTTTCATAAAAAGGGATCGAATGAAGGTATCTATTCAGTAACACAGCGAACCGATGATGATCTTCCGGTAAATCACATCGTAGCTTTCATGACATTCGACGACGCGTTTCGATTCAAAACGTTATTGGAAGCGGAACTGACGCATACTCCGTATATACAGTTTGCGTCCAGGTTCGAATTGGATTACATGTGTAATGTGGGAAACTATAAATGTCGAGTCGTAGACGAAAACGCGCTCGTAACACCACCTACACGTACCGTACCCGTAACCGAATGGGAACAAAGAGAGGCGTTGCTCAATGGAGATTGGACTGTAGAAGAGAAATAAAACCTAAGTCGATAGTTTTAATAAAAAAATTATATGAGCGCATCAAGGATCGCTAACCGATTAAATATTTTTCGTCGACACATGTCCGCGGTAGCTCTTAATGAAAATGTTCTTTTTCCCAAACCCACCACTAAGTGCGCCGAGGTTTTACCCGTCGTACGTTGGGGATATTCTATGCAAATTGACGTCAGTCACGATGAGAAGATCATTAACATCGTGACGGATTCAATGTCCCATATGGAGAAACGTCTCGTATTTCTTGAACATAAGAAGAAGTTACGCGACGAATACCCTCATTATATTATCACCGAGAAACATAATTAAATAAAAATTACTCCACCGTAGTCCGCTGTTAGGGCGGTAAATTTAATTTTAATATCATCTAATTGTTTTATTATAAATTTAGCGTATCCTTTTGTCAAATCTAAATCCAGTTGGGGTGGGATGACTATGAAATCCTTAACTTTACGACCTAAGAACGTAAACGTTCTTTTTGGTGAAACGATCGTCGCACCGGATATACGTAAGTTTAGGGATTTTGAGCTCGTTCTTCGTTCCGTTCGAATGTGATTCGCTACACTTTTCGAATTTCTGATCACGATGAAACCCATTTCACCGAGTTTATTCTTACCCGGTACCATAGAATATACTTTAACTCTGTGCATACCTCTACTTAAAAGATTTTTATGATCCCTGTATCTGTTCATAATTTTCGCGGTCATGGATCTGTTATTTTTGTGCTTTATCAATAATTTTGCCGAAGCAACCGTCAGCTCGTTGAACGTGTTGGTGTTATATAAATTATCAATTTCCCTGTCGTTCATATAATATCCGGAGATAATATATTATATGAACATTCACGTCGACAGGATAACGCGGTACATCCAGAAAGACATGTTTTTACCATTTTATTGTTACGTGTCTAAGAAGGAGATGTTGTCTCCGTACAATTATTGTAATTGTGTACTGGATTGCAAATATCTTCGGGATCATCATGTATCAAAACCGATTCAAGACTATTGGAGCTATTTATCGGAGAAAGTCCGCAAATTACAGAAGAAGTAGGTTTTTGCATTTTAACGCATGAGTGTTCTGTCATGACGGCGACAGACGTGAAAGATCTAAAACATTTATTACATCTCACAGTTCCATATCCCTGTTCCAATCTTTCGTTAATCTGTTCAGTCGTATGGTATCCCATGTGTGTTATCAACTCGTTCATAGTTGGAAAAACGGTGCCGCATATATCACACGAACACTCAAATATTTGATCATAATTGCGCTTGAATACATTTGGTACCCAGCTTCTGAAAAGTTTCAGTGGAAGGCACATTATAATTTAGATATATTTATTTTATTTCTTTATTTACTATAGATATGAGTTTCGTAAAAAAATCTCTTCTTTTACTTTTCACATCTGTCGCTTTCAGTATTCTTTATTTAATACTTAACACTAATAACCCAGACGATTTTGGGTTTAAATCGTGGATAGATCCCATGTATTTCTCGTGGACAACCATGTCAACGGTCGGTTATGGCGATTACAGCCCAAGAACTGTTAGGGCTAAGATGGCAGTGATGCTTCATCAATTTATTATCATGGCAGAAATTCTTTCTCTTTTTGATATGGAAGGGACCATGACGGCTGCCGCGGGTAATATTGCCAAGGCTATACCAGCACCACTAATCTAAAAAAATTCTCAGACTATTATAGATGGCAGTAATACTTATATTAATTTTAATAAGTATATTTTTTGTATTACTGTTTAGACTAAAAAAGAAGAAGGAATTGTCATATAAATGTTTTCTTCTTACTTTACCTAAATCTGAAGATAGGCAAAGAGTGTTTTTTAAATACCACGATCCAACGGTTGAAATCGAGACTATTTACGGTATAGATACGAAGCGTATTTCGAATGCGGAAAAATTTAAACATATTGTCAAACCCGAATATTACAAGGAAGCTATTCGGTTAAAGTATGATCGTCGTGGGGGTAGACCCGATATCACGTATTTTAATTTAGGGGCAATAGGGTGTTACATGGGGCATATGGAATTCTACCGAAGATGTTTTGAACAAAATTTAAAGTATGCGGTCATATTTGAAGATAACGTGATAGTGAAAGATCACCAGCTATATGACCAAATTCAAAGTGTCATAGATGTTATGGGTGACGATTTTGAAATGTGTTTCTTCCATTGTTTATCAAGATACCCCGATAGGCGTGAGAATGGATTGGAACGTGTAAAGTGGATCTCGAGTACTAAATGTTACTTGATTCATGTCGAAAATATGAAACAATATTATAAATATTTCTTCCCTATTGACAACCACGTGGATATGAAACACGAAGATATAATAGCTGAAGGTGCGCGTGTATATTATAAGGATATGCGTAAATACATGCGAATAGATCGCGGTAAAGGTAGTACCATAGGTCATAGCGATTGGGGTAAAAAGAATTATTTTTCACGCCAATATCCAAATGTAAAAACCGACGTATTAATTAGGGGATATTAAACAGACTCTAATCGATCGAGTTCTATTTTTCCTTTTTCACTACTCATACTTTTTCGTTTGTCTTTCACAGTCGAAAAAGCATTTAACCAGCGTGATACAGCTCTTTTAGATGCTATCACGGAATTCGTTTCATCACTCACTAAAATTGATAATCCATTGCATACATCTGGCTTATTCTCTTTGTCTGGGAATTCAATCATAAATGCCTGTATGGAAATTGAGGGTATATCTGGAGCTTCGTCCAATAACCGATCATAATCTTCACGGCATTTCATAATAAAATCTACCACATTTGCCCTATGTTTAGTGTCTAACGAGAGTTCCATGTCAATACTTCTATAAAACTTGCTCCATTGCACACACATGGCACTGTGACCTTCCGACAAACTTAAACTTTGACTGAACTTACTTATTGAAGAAAGGATACCGGCCACGACATTTAGGAAGGCAAAGAAATATTGGACAATCATTATACGCGTTTTAGTCTCACTACTTACCCCGTCGTTACCACTAGGGTTTAGCACGGCAAAACCGCCCACCCCTGTTATTGAGGCTATGACGATAGACGGATAAGCCAGCCAGTCATTCTGACGTTTATAAAAAATTCGAGCGTGATTATGCAACCAACGATACCCAGCCGCTTTTTCAGCCCAACGTATTAGCAACTTCTCCTGTTTGTCGCACCACGTACACTCTGGCTCTGTCATAAATAATATTTATAAAATAATAATAGATGACCGAGAAAGAATCTGTGATTTTTACATATGGTCGTTTTAACCCGCCACACAGGGGTCATAAAAAGATGATAGAGGAAATCGTCACAAAAGCGCGGCGAAATAAGAAAACGCCCGTCATAGTTGTATCTCATTCTACGAAACCTCCGAAGAAAAATCCCCTTGATCAGAATAATAAAATAAAAATTCTCAAAGGGTGGTTTCCAAACGTTAAGATATTAAAATCCGCACCAAACAAAAGTATCGCTAAGATCACGGAAGACTTTAATAATAATTCGCTCATGGTTGTGGGTGAGAATCGCAAAAACAGTTTTAGTTTTTTACCGTTTAGGAAAAACTCAATTCAAAGACCTACGAACGCGGCTTCTGCGACACGTGTTCGTAACGCAGTTTCGGTGGGGAATATTCGTACGTACAAAAATTTAACGCGATATAATTCTAAAAATTCAAATATTTTTTTTAAAAAAATTCAATCGGGATTATTAAAATCCAATTTAAAAGAAAAATCCAAAACTAAAAAAGATGGAGGACGTAAAACGCCTAATGGAACTCGTCGATGAAAATTCAAAAAACATATCCGAAGGAAGCTATTTAGAGATGTGTAATTTATTGAAAAATTTACATCGCGGTGAAACTACACCTTTAATCACGGAAGCGGAGCGTCATTCACATCTAGTAGAATTATACGAATTAGAACAAGATCATCAAGATGTATTGTACAAAATATACCGAATAGACTTACGATTAGATAGTACCGAATTTACTCGCATTAATAACATAACGAAAAAGGTAAAGAGAGATGCTATACGAGAGCTGTGTTCCAAGTTATCATTTATCGAAACCCCTGATATTACATATGACGAGTTAGTGACCAAATACGAGACTGAATTACGTGAAAATGGATATTCACATCTCGTACAGGGGGTAAAGGAAGAGCGATTATTTTATCAGGCGTATAAAGCGTTTTCTAATTTAGAAAAAATGAAAAAAATGCAGCAACTCGTAGATGAAAAGCATAGGCATACGTTAGAGTTATTACATATTAATGTTCGAATAAACGAACTCATAGACACTTATAATTTATAAGTCGATCGACACCACCATTCGTTACCTCCAAATACTTCAAATAATAGATGTATAAGGACGCCGCATATGAATATTATGGCAAGATTCGATAGTTGTGTAATTCTATCTCTGAGTACATAGAATAAGGCTACGTTCATGAACCCTATCACGAAACACTCGGTGGCAATCGTAATGGGATCTCTCATATAGTAATGAGTAACATTTTTTTCTAACCACATTACAAGACACCGATGCTGGTATTTTTCCTCATCGTCGGTGGTTTGTTATACCTAGCAAGTGTATATATCAAACAGAAATACGGTACACTCGACATCTTTGTTGAAGAAGCAAAAAGGAAATTATCAGGAGATGAAGTTGAAGATAAAGAACCCGGTGTATTTGAAGATCCAAATGTTCCACCGGTTGCTTCGAACCTCGTAGCGCCAAGCCCAGAAGATCCCGACGTCGAAGCACAGGAAGAGGTCCCCGAACCTACCCAGGAACAACTCTCTAAGTGGAAAGAACTCGAGGAGATGTGTAAACCCGGGGGTTTAAGATCTGTCTATACAGGCTTTACGGTTGATGAAGAGACTGGAGAATTTGTTCCCGAATACGAAAACATAGATTGTTGCTATGAACAACCGTGGGAAAACGAAGGTGAGTGTGTTGACGGACAGCAAAAGCAGGTTCGCGGCGTTCTTAACGAGGATCTATGTGAAGTAGAGCCAGAGAAAGAACAAATGTTAGACTGTTGTTCGTATGGTGAATGGGAGAACGACGGTGATTGCATTGATGGGGTACAAAAACAAAAAAGACAGATATTCAATCCAGAATTATGCGTCGATACCACGACTACTCGCGAAATTGATTGCTGTTCGTACGGTGAATGGGAATTAGATGGCGAATGTGTCGATGGAAATCAGAACTATAAGAGAACGATAATCAATAGTGAATTATGTGAGGATACAAGCTTGAAAAAGACTGAACCGTGCTGTTTACCTTTAGAATGGGCCAATGATGGTGTATGTAAACCCACTGGAATGCAAGACCAAATACGAGCACATATAAACCGTGATCTGTGTGTAGGTGAAGCTGAAAAAGATTATCAAGAAGTTCCGTGTTGTTACAGGGACGATTGGCAAAATGATGGAACATGTGATTTCTCAGAAGGTAAAATCAGTCAGAAAAGAACTATAAAGAATGCCGATATATGCCGGGCAGAGGGTGATGCTGCGACGTCACAAACCGTTGACTGCTGTTATATAGGACCTTGGGTGGATGATGGTCCGGGTGACGAAGAAACGGGTATACAGAAACAGGGTCGGGAACTGAGAAACGAGGAAATGTGCCCCACGGGTACGAAAAAAACACAAGAAATTCCTGGGTGCAAGAGGGGGCCATGGGTTCCGGATCCCAATTGGAATTATGGGCGTGGGTGTAACGCTGACGGAGAAATAGCAATGGTGCGTACAATTACACTAATGAATAAGTGTAGAAATCCCGATCCCACATCGGAAGAAAATCGGTTATCTAAGATAGATAAGTGTTGTATAAAGGGAGAATGGTCCCCAGAAGGGGAATGTATCGAGGGAAAACAAAAATTAACAAGAACAATTCTTAATGAAGACTTATGTGACGAGAATGATGGTGATGTGGACGGTACAAATACTGAAAAGATAGTCGATTGTTGTGGAGTTACGGATTGGGAAATTGACAAAACTGCGTTTGGGGCTGACGAAAACCAGAATTACTGTAAACCCAATGGTAAACGAACTGAAATTCGTACATTATATAATAGGAACTTGTGTGACTCGTTTATTTTAACTCAACCCATGTCACGAGAAGTTGATTGTTGTTATATATCGGATTCGACTGTGATTCCCACTGACGAGGAGCAAATATATGGCGTAGATAACATGTCTTACTTAAATTGGTGGAAAAGCGAGATAGAAAGGGATAGTAATGCTAAAATCACGGTAGATGACTGGAATAAGTACAAAGAAGAAAATATTAAGCCGTGTAACGCTGATGGTAAAGTAAGAGTAAAGAGAAATGTGGCTAATCCCGAACTGTGTAGAGCTGAGGCGGCGGCTGGAACTCGGAAAGAGGATGCTTATTCTTATCAAACAGAGTACGATGAAAATTGTTGTTATATTGGAGATATAGTACCGCTCGAAGGTAGCTATTGTAAATGGTCATTATCTCAGTCGACTCGTACTCCACGCGCCTCCCAGGGAACGGGTACAATTGATTCGGGACGCGATATAAAAAATCGTAATGTGTGTGGGCGAGACGAACTAAAGATGAGAGTCAAATTTTTATGGGATGAAAGGAATCAATGGAATAACTTACTTACGTATAATAATAATAACAGGTATAATGCTTGGCAGGCGGCGAAACGAGATGGGACGGCATTTTGGAATGGTCGTTGGTATGGTGATCAGGGAAACAAGGCGAGAACGTGTTATTCAAGTGGTAAATTAGCTGATAGTGATGTAAATTGGGGCGATTATGCTGTCCCGGATCCTAACGTTTCTACTGATGGAAAGTGTGGTGATAATGGTGATAATAAAAGGTGTCCCGGGAAACAGTGTTGTTCGAGGTGGGGGTGGTGTGGTGGTAGTGTAGGTACGTACGATTCTGGTCATTGTGCTGAAGGGACGACTTCCCGGGATAGAAGAAATCACATCGGGGGTAATGCCAGTGGTTCGTACGATGGCGTACATTGGTACAGAATGCCAAGCGATACGGATTGGAGTATAACTAAATAATCCAGATTAAAGAATAAAAACTAACAATATAAAATGAGCGTTCTCGCGCCTCTTCGTGTACACGCTTTTTCAGTTCCCAACAATAATGATTACAATAAGTTGAAAACGCGACTTAAGAAATCAACCTTCGGGTACGGTTCCGCGATTTCACTTTCGTATTTCATCACGCAAGGCGCTGAAAAAGGAGTCTCTTCAACCGTAGGTGCAATGGCGTCGTACGTGTATATGGACCTACTGTCGCAACACGTCGACAGTATCGAAAAATCGTCGGTTCAGAAACAGATATTCGTACCCATATCTACGGCCATTTTTGAAACGATGTGGAATAACGCTCCATTCGCGTTTGATTTTGATTACGGAAGCACGTTTGTAGGCTTTCTTGCGTATAAGTTTGCACTCATCTCGGTATTATACGATACGGTCAAAGAGATGATGTTGGAGGATGCTAGTAGAATTTATACAAAGTTACCGGTGAAGAGCGATAACGACGACGATGTGGATGAACAACATGGAGAGATTAACGTACATGCTTAGCTTATAGATAATGTAATAATTAAAAATATGAATTCTAAATTTATATTTGCAGTCTTAGTTTATATACAACTACTTCGATTTAAACCTCGTAAACCTCCGCGTCCTCCATCTTCTTGGGTGTGATTAGCACTTCTCGGTGGCCATGTACGAGTCGATCTTGGAGCAGATAGACTTGCCGAAACCCTTAAGGTTCTTGACATCCTTTCCGCATGTGACGACACGGTTTAGCTTGAGAAGCTTCTCCGCAGCATTCTCGTATGCGGCGGCCTTGAACTCGTTGTTCTCGGAGTTGCTTAGCTTGAGAAAGTACTTGGCGAGCTTGTCGTTGTTCTTGTGACTATTCTTGAGATACGCATCAATCAGCTGAGCGCACTTTTTACCGACCCCGTAAACCTTTTGAGGTCCATCGGCGAGAGCGGCACCACTGGTTACGCGATACGCAAGATCACGGACACCATCAGCGGCACGCTCGTAGACGAGAGCCTTATGACGGTTGGGTTCGTTATCCGCGTACTCCATGAGCATGTCGTAGATGTCCTTGTTTGGAGTTTCGAACTCCTCGTCGGAAACGAGTGATTCCTCGTCAGAGTCGTACTCGTCGTCGGAAAGGTCGTAGTCCGGATCCTGGTTCTCGATGAACTCATCAACCCTGGAAGCGATACCCTTGCCTATACCCTTCATGGCGAGGAGATCATCACCACTGAGAACCTCGTAGGGAAGCTCAGCGACGGTATCCGCGGCGCGGCGGTAGGCGGCGCTCTTGTATTGATTGGACTCGTTCATGCCAAGAAGATCGAGATAGTTTGCGAGGTCAACGTTGTTCGCGTTGACAACCTCGACGATCTTATCCGTGACACGTGCGGTCGAGTCGTAGAGAGACTTTTTCTTGATAGCACCGAGTTCCTCGAGGGCGGCGACCCTCTCGCGATGCGCATCGGCGAATAGAGATTTGAGTTGTTCAATCTTGAGTCGGGACTCGTCGTTGAGCTTCTCGAGCTTGAGAATGTAATCGGCGATGGAAGAAGACTTCATGGTGGAAGAGGAAGGCATGGTTTTATAAAAAAATACAATCTCGGTGATCGACTTAGGTTTACTTTTGATTTTATGGTCTTAAAGAAAAACCGCGCGAAAAAAGTAGAATGTTGGCAATCGCCCAGCCCATAACCAAACAGTTTCCAAGTGTTACGCTCCCGAAGAGAAAGACGGTTATTAGACGCCCAATTCGTTCGAAACCCGTCCAAGCCGCTTTACCAGAACCGGATCTCGCGAATTATGCAGTTTTTCAACTCGCATCATGGGTCCTACCCATGACTATCGCGGGTCGTCTACTCAAGATGGAGTACCCCGAAATTGCTACGGGTCTTGTCATATTGGGGGTGGCGAAGACCGCTTTAGCTGCGGGTGGTATTATTCATTATTAAAGAAATGGCGGGAACATAATGTAAAAAAAAATGATGTCACTTATGCAATCGCACCTTGTTCACCCACGTATGCACGAGCGCGCCAAAAAGCGTGTAAGATGCGATGCCACCAAAGACGATAGGGAGGTGGAAAAGAAGAAGGAGAAGGAAAAGCACCCACTTAAAAAAGCTATTATGAAGTTTTTTAAGATTGAGGAAATTGATTACGAGAAGTTTCGCCGTGAGGATAAGTGGGCGATCCGTATAGATGAGAAGAAGGGGAAGAAGTGATCACTTGGATCGAGCTGATTTGAGTTTATCATTTCTTTTCTTTGAACGTGTGGATGTAGGTGTTTTTGTTCTTTGTTTTTTTATAGGAGTTCTACCTGGTTTTGGACCCGGTTTTTTCACGTTTTTCACGTTTAGTTTTCTTAACCTTGCTAATAAAGTATTCGTTGGCTGATATGGACCGGACCTAGAATTCAAGGGTGTTTGGTTTGCCAACGCTCTCAAAACTCTCGCTCTCGGTGAATTGACACGTATCTGTCTATTCACGGTGTTGTTCCTTGTGGGTATCTTATATAAGAAGCCAATGATCATATCACGAGATACACTTCCCATGTTCCTGTTATTTTGATATGCGACTTCGTGAGGTGTATCGTTGGGTGTAAAGAATACAAGTTTTCCTTTTTTGGGTACTATTCTTCTTGGCACGGTATTATTCCCCCCCTTAAGAAGCAAAATTCCACGGTTACTTTCGGGAGCGTTACGTCCATTCCTTTTCGGAGTTTCTATGAAGTATATGAACTGAAGATATCCTTCTCCTACATTTCGTGATGTCGAATAATTCGTGTGAAATCTTTGTCGTTCACTGTAACTTTGAGCGTTGATATCTTCGATTTTTCGTAGGTAAAGTCTGTAATTTTGTACTTCACGTTTAACTTCTGCGGGTAAGTTTTTTGTTAGTATACCGTATAAATTATCTGATAAACCCTTGATATTTCGATTTATGCTAGTGGATAAGATGTTGATCTCTGGAGAATTTCCTCTCAAGTTTCGTATTCTATCCGCGATACCACTTATCAGTAACTGATCCAATGGAGATACCTGAGGTGTGAGTATCATTTATTATACACTGAGAGTATTTCTGAGACGGCTGGGTGTCGCATTACATCTTCATCTTCCATCTCTACATGACTTACATAATCATAATCGAGACCGTGTATTTTGTTGGTGATATCTACGAGACCGTTTTCTTCGCTAAGATCACTCTGTGATATATCACCAGTGACTACGAGCTTTGTATTTTCCCCAACGCGTGTGAGTAGCATCTTCATTTGATTGGGGGTACTATTTTGCATCTCATCCGCTATAATGAACGAGTCAGTAAACGTCCTGCCCCTCATGAAACCGAGTGGTTCTATGTATGTGCGTGCGTTAATTTGGTTTTGTGTGAGATAATTCTCCGTGATTTCCATCATAGGCTTAGCCCACGGTTCCATCTTACGCTCCATTTCTCCAGGTAGATATCCCATATCTTCATCGGCCGCGACGATGGGTCTCGTGAAAATGATCTTACTCATTTGACCCGATCGAATCATTCGTACAGCTTCTTGACACGCGAGTAAGGTTTTACCAGAACCGGCTGGTCCAGTTGCGATTAAAATAGGTTTATTTGCTTGAATATGCCGAACATATACACATTGACCGTGTGTCTTCGGAAACTGCATATATATTACTTAAGGTTTTAATCCTTATATATAATAAGAAATATGGAATTCCACTTTGTAGGTATAAAAAATGGGGGTTTGGCGACGATTTTAGATAGCAATGCTAATCCGAGATTTATATGTTTCAAAGAAAAGGGTATAGCGAAAACGTATGTTACGTATCTTTGTGAACATAAAACCCATTTTGGTGTGTGGCCAACTGTAAATTTATCGACACCTTTCGCGGAATTGAGACTTCGTGATAACAAGGAAACGATGACCTCGGAAGACTATATGGACATTTTAGAGATAAAAGAGAAAACGTTGTCCGATATAGATAAATTGTCTATCATGACTGGAATTTCATATTTCTATTGTCATAGGTTTGGATACGAAGATCTCATGTCTGTATTCCTAAGTGGTCAGGACATGGATGGTGAAGCCGACGATTTCATGTACAGGGAGCATTTAGATTACAGTTTAAAGAATATGTAAATGTATATTACAGATGGCTCACTTCGTAAGAAGTTTCGATTGTAACAACGAGGATCACGTGTTATGGCTCAAGGAGGTGGGACAGGCTATGGTGAAAACCATAGATGGTGAAAAAATGGATATAATACAAGTTGTAAAAAATAACCCACTTCCCGGAAAGCCTAGTATTGACAACCCAATGGATTGGGCATATGTACACTTCCAATTATGTATGAAATATGCAAATGCCGTGTTAAATCACGACGCATTCATCCCAAAGAAGTAAACTCTTTTAGGGTAAAATCTCTTGGTTCGGAATCTTCGTCCATTCGTACCAATAGTATTTTTCCATAGACTTCTTCCCCATGGAAAGGAGGAGGAAGTGTGTTTTGGTTTAGTTTCGTAGCTTGCACACATTTTAATATTACAACATCTATATCAGGCCATTGACCTATAAAAGTAGCTCTTCCGGACAAGATTTTATATATTTCGTTTTTTACAGGGTCTATATCTAGGTTTATTTCTTCCAATTTATCTTCTTCTTCGTGTATCAATACCGCGATCGTCATTTATGTAGATCTATAAAAAAAAGTTGGTATTAATATATGAAACACACGTTACGTTTATTTATAGCTATAGTCATAGTTATCATATTAGCTACCAGATTCGACCTGTACTCTCCAGAGTTCTTAACTCGACGAGACTTTTTGTCTGCGGACTGGGGTTCGCGTAAGGAAGAAAAGCAGCAGCGCGGTGCACAGTCTGGTCACGCGAAGCCTGATGTTTTTAACACGTGCTCACCTGAATCATTCGATGATTGTGCGAAAGTTGCTATGCCGCACCTAAGTCGGTATTAATTTAATCAAATATTATACAAATGGAACTTCGAAAGTACGTCGTTTCACAATATGCTGAACTTCTTGGTTTGGAGGAAAGTGATACTATTCCACGAAACCTAGAAATCGGGACGAATAATTGGGCTACAAAGCTGAGCCTGAAGTTGGGACAGGTACCCGCTTTTGATAACAGAAGACATTCGGAGAGATATAAACAGAAGTTTTTGGAGTTGAAAAAATGTTTAAAATTTTCTCCCGATCTGAAAAAGAAACTTTTAAACAAAGAGCTGAAAACGAGCAGAGTGTTTGACATGCGACCGGATCAGTTGTGGCCTGGTGGCCCATATGAAAAAAGGCTTAAGGCTTCAATCGCGAAGGCGATGAAAAAGGAGATTAATATCGTCAATGAAAAGGACTACAAGGGTTTATTCAGATGCAATAAATGCAAAGAGTATAAGACGACGTATTACGAAATGCAAACGCGAAGCGCCGATGAACCCATGACCGTGTTCGTGACATGTCATGTATGCAACATCACATGGAAATCTTAAGGGAGTATGTACTGTCTGTTAAATCCGTATCCATGTCTCCGACCGAAAGTATATAGTTATAATTCGAGTTACGTTTGAATTTCCCTTTATTTTCTGGTGGTGTAAAGACGAGTACATCATATTCAACGTTTATTTCCGCGAGTTGTCGTTCTGTCCATTCTATATTTTCCTGGAATCCTGGTCTGGCCGTGATGATAACGATTTTATACCCTCTTTGTTTTAAGGCTTTGTAGATATTATATACAGGTTCGATCACTTTTTTATTTCTGGATGAAATTAGAGTGTCATCTATATCAAACATAACGGCGTCATTCTCCTCGACAGTTCTATTGATATCCATTTATATACTTTAAGATTTTAGATGAGGAATCTGTATGAATTTGAGGTGTTGTCTCTATATTCCTTATATATCGTTAGTTTACGTAATGGTATTATACATTCTAAAAATGATGGAAGTATACGTGTTTATCGCCAATTACGGACAATATTATGAAGGTTTAAGATAAGAGTTGTGATCATTATATGGAAGGACAAATCGTAGATATCGAATACGACGATGAAACTCAAGAAGTGGTTCGGATAGTGGAAGATATAGATGATTGTTATGTCGTACAGACGCTTGAACACGTTAACTATAATCACTACAAGTTTTCTACATTTTGTATAGAAGTTCCAAAGGAATGTATATGTGTATTTTACGACACCACGTTTCTTGAAGATACTGGAAAGTATAACAAAATCGCGGAAAATCTATACGAAGCTGTCGACGAACCCGATTATGATTATGATTTTGATACGGAAGATGAAGAGTCCGACTCTTCAGACGATAGTGGATCTGAAATTTCACTAGATGAGGAATATTAATAAAATATTTGTGTAAAATATATGAAGTTAAGAGTTACTCGATCGATAAAAGTATATATAGTACTCTTCATACTACTCGTTTTATTACTTTATAGTTTTACTCGCATCGAAACATTCACGATGGGTAGTATGTGTAAAGAAATGTTTGGTCCGCCGACGTGTAGTTTAAATCCAAAATACTTTAATGACGGAAAATATGGTACAGATACTGTGACACAATGGGATGAATATTGCAAATCTTTTGGTGATATCGAAAGAAAGTGTCTCAAGAGTCATGATGTAACCACGGGTGATTTTTATGATGAAATCAAAGGGTACATCGTTCCAGGTGAGCCAGTAACATATGATGATTTATGTATATATACTAAAGGTGGAACTTCTCAGAGAGTTCCTGCACAACCAGATATGGGACAGTGGGATAAACCCCTTGGTACTATCGGTATATAAAAATATCGTGATATAATAAATGAAGTTTCTTAACAACGATATAATGTTACCCGCGGCTATTATGGTATTCGTATTATTCATGATGATGAAATATACAACCCCCGATCAGAAGAAGGAAAAATACATGATGCCAGGATGTGGTTGTGGTCGTTAATAAACGTACTTAAAAGTGATGTACGTTTGAAACGTAAGATGGCACCATATACACCGCCTAATACACATTACAGCCAGTTGGATGTATCCGCCTATTCAGAAGATGATGTTTTCAAGTTTATCGGTAAAGGTGGTAAAAAGTTTTATTGGTTGACGAAGTTTTTGGATCTGTCGTATCTCTGGTACGACAAGAAGCGCAAAGTTATAGAAATTTGGGGACCTTTTGAGTCTCTTCAGAATTTTCAGGCGCACCATATCATCGAATGTGAATTAGACCTAAGTTGTAATAAAGAATAAATATATTATATAAGTAATGTACCGGCGACCTCAGCCGCGTCAAAAAATACACACTGCATCTTTAGTACGTCCTACTAAAGATGATGTACGGCGCATATTAAATATCGTCCATCTCGAGGAACGCGAAAAACCTTCAAAATCCTTTTCGGTCCAAAATTCTCAACAATATCTAAAACTTCTCGAAAAAAATTATGAGTATTATGGACTCGAATTCAAAAAACCGGACGTTTCCGAGTCCGTGTACACACCTCCACCTTCTGGAAAAGTGGAACATCACTTCGAGTATCCCGATAGAGTTGTGGTTAAGTTAAACGTGTTAAAATCGGGTAAGGTGCGTGTGAAAATTTTCACACACGTGGTGCAATTGTGGGAAAAATACAATTCGAAAGGTAAGGTTTCGCCACACAAGAGTCTCGTGTCAGCCTATAAAAATATGGGCTACTCGGAAGCGTTTATTGATAAGATGAACCGTTCAAATGAACGCAAAAAAATTTTGAAAATTAAATATGAAAAAATGATTGAAAAAATATTTGAAAAACCTGCCGCTAAAAAGAAGGCTCCCGCCAAAAAGAAGAAAAAGGAAGAGGAAGCCGAGGAAATCCCCGAAGACGGTATGGAAGAGGATCCCGAAGAGGAAGAAGATGACGATACACCGGAAGAGGATGAGGCCATCGAAATTGATAATGACGACGACGATGACGTGGAAGAAAATATTGACGACGTGGAACCCCCCGATTTAGATTAATTATGTTTAAAAGATTAATATTAACATATATAAATGTTTAGTGTACCTAGATCTTTCCAGGCGCCCCCGATCCATATTCTACCTAAACCACCCGTGTATGAAGAACGACGTTTAAGTGAATTTATTACCGGCGTAAAACAAAAGAAAGTTGATCAGGTTTTACTCAAACCTAATCAGAATAAAGTATACTTTTCGGAGACGGATGGAACATTAAACGTAGCGACGTTTATAGATAGACCCGAGTTGTGGAAAGTTCTCGTCGATAGTAACACGTCATATGATGTAGATTTGACGATTCCATTTACTAAAGCGGATATCGGTTCTATTTTAATCACGTTTGGTTTAAGTTACGCTATCATAACCATGATGATTTCACAGATGAAAAACTCTGGGCCGGGTGGCAACCCTTTCAACCCTGGTAATTCGGTTGAATTTGAAATGGAGAAAGACATCGATACACGTTTCGGTGATGTTCAGGGTATTGACGCCGCGAAAGAAGAGTTAGAAGAGATAGTTAATTTTCTTCGTGCACCTGAGAAATACTTCGTGACGGGTGCAAAAATTCCTAAAGGTGCCCTGCTTACAGGTAAACCCGGAACCGGTAAAACCCTTTTGGCTCGCGCAATCGCGGGTGAATCTTCTGTACCATTTATCCAATGTAGTGGATCTTCCTTTGTAGAAATGTTTGTAGGATTAGGCGCTAAGCGTGTTAGAGATGTATTTGAACTTGCTCGTAAAAATGAACCATGTATTGTATTTATAGATGAGATTGACGCAATAGGTAAGCAGAGATCGGCTAACGGTGCTCCAGCTAACGATGAACGTGAACAGACTATTAACCAACTTTTGACTGAAATGGATGGCTTTGATAATAAGGCGCAGATTGTAGTAATCGCAGCTACGAACCGCGTGGATATTCTCGACGAGGCTCTCCTTCGACCAGGGCGTTTTGATCGTAAGATTCAAGTTAATCTTCCAGATGTGCACGGACGTGAAAAGATTTTGGAGGTTCACGCGAAAAACAAAAATTTGAGTGAAGACGTGTCCCTTCGCGATATAGCTCGTCAGACGACGGGATTTTCGGGTGCTGACCTGGCAAATCTTATGAACGAAGCTGCGATTCGATCCGTGGGGAAAGGTGAGATCACCCCAGAAATTGTAGAAAATGCGTATCAACGTGTGGTCGTGGGAGCAAAGTCTAGGACTGCAATCTCTGACCGACGTAAGACGCGTGTTGCTTACCACGAAGCGGGACACGCACTCATCGGAGCACTCATGCCTGAATATGACGAGGTTCGAAAGGTGAGTATCATTCCACGTGGCGATGCTGGTGGTGTCACGTTTTTCCAACCTATGACGGATGATGTGGGTATGTATACCAAGGAGTATCTTCTTTCGCAGATTAAGGTTGCTCTCGGTGGTCACGCGGCGGAGGAGCTATTCTATGGAAAGGATAAAGTCACCACAGGCGCCACGAGCGATTTCTCACAGGTATATGCCATAGCTCGTCAGATGGTACTCAACTGTGGATTCAGTACTGTCGTCGGTAAAATTAATGTAGATGAACGGTACATGTCTGCTACAACCATGCGTTTGGTCGATATGGAAATCAAACGAATCGTCGATGAATGTTACGATGAGGTCATGAAACTTCTTCGTGCGAATAAAGAAAAGCTTGAGCAACTAAAGGATATACTCATTGATCAGGAGATCGTAGATGGAGATGTGGTATACGAGATGGTTGCGTCGTGCCATGTTCCACCAACTAGAAAAAAATAACAAAATTTTCCACTTGAAATCCTTATAGGGTAATTTCAACTAGAATGTTTTAATAAAAAAATAGTATTTATCTTCGATTATTATTGTTTGAATTTGAGTTTGAGTTTGAGTTTGAGTTTGAGTTTGAGTATGTGTTTGAGTTTGAGTTTGAGTTTGAATTTGAATTGGAACTTGAATTTGCCTCACGAATTGAATTTATAGTTCGACGTGAAGCTCCTTTCGATACAGCCTTTTGTTCGGCTCTAGTCATTAACGCCACGAGTTGTTTATGAGTTTTTGCTGTTCTTGGGTCGTACTTGTTAAGATATTGTCCATTACTTCCTCGAAACGGTGTCGCACCCTTTGTTTTCATGGGTGTAGCGGCTGCCATTTTACGTAATTGTTTAGAAGCTTTTCTTCGTGCGTCGGGCAGGGATTTGTATTTATTCTCTAAAAGTTTATTAGTCGCGAATTTATTCTTCGATGTTCTCCATTTAGCACCTGACTTAATTCGGTTATTACCTGTTATCTTGGCCGTTCTGGCTTTTGCTTTTTTATCATTTTTCTTTATTTGTTCTAGTTGTTCGGAGTACCCAAGTCTTCTTATTTTAGGGGGGCTTTTATTAGAATTATATACGACACGACCCCACTGGTTCTTCTTAGCCTTGCCACTCTCAATATTTCTCTTTTCTTGTGCTCTGACTGCCGCTCGTTCTTGTATCCGTTTCTCTTCTATTTTTCGCTTTTCATTTAATAATATCGCGGCTTCCTGTTTTCTCGCATTTTTCTGTTTAATCACCGCCTGCATTTTTTTTCTCTGCAGCATCAAATTACGATTGCGTCGTTGCTTTGCTATTTGTTCTTGAGTTTTCTTTCGCTTTTCAGCTAATAAAAACGCGGCCGTCGGTTTTCTCGTGTTGTTCACGTTCATTGGTTTTACGCCACTATTATTGGAGGATTCCTTTGCACTGTTTTTATTTAGTTTTCGTACCTTTGCCACATTGATGGCGTTGCTATTGGAATTTTTTGCGCTATTCTTATTATTTATAGGTCTCTTTGTACCCCGTTTTTGTGGGGAAATAGACTTCTGTGTAGTAGTCGTAGGTCTAAATTTAGATTGTTGGCTGTTGTCGTTACTATTATTACCGCCAACATTCTCACTATTGGCGACTGTTTGAGTTACGTTATTATTCACGGGATTTATAACATCATCAAACCCAAATAATTTAAGGTTTGTTTCTTTCGACATTATAAACATCATTCTGGTTTTTTTATTAGTTACTCTACCCATAAACATATACATATTTCCTAACATAGCATCACCCGTTGTGAGGGCAAATTTACGTTTTGTACCTCCGGGGCTCACTGTGTCATTTATAGATAAAGCTGTTAGACCCTGCATAAAATCACCAAAAAATTTTCCTAATTTTATGGTGGAGCGAGTATCTGCTTGAGCTGTCTTTTTAGTTATACCCGCCGGAATGCGAATTTTACAACTCGGTTCATTTTTGGCGTAATATTTCATTTTTTGTACGGTGTTACTGATAAGAATTCCGTATCCAAATCGTCGCTTTTCTATTTGGGTGGGCGTGTTATTTCCGGATATATTTCTCACGTTATTAAATTCTTCTCTAAGATTTGTAGAGTAATAATATTCAAGTTTTGTTGTACCGTATGCGTGTTTTATAATAAAGGTGGGTTTGGAAGTATTAAATACTAATCCACTTGTGCGTGGATCGTTTGCGCGCATAAGTTTGTGAGAAACCTTTTTGGCACCTAATATGAGCATACTCGCACCCGGATCCGTGAGATTTGGTACTGTAAATAATGGTGTTATAGAACTAGCAACTTTCTTCGTTGTTGTACCGTTAGGGTTAAGTATTGTTTTTACTACCCGATTTTGTGCTTCGACGACACGTGTACCGGTCGCGGATTCATCTTCTTGGTCTAATAGTAAATATAAAAGAGTGCCCGGTTTCAGAAAATTGGGATTTTTAGAGTTCGTTAGGGTACGTTCAACTGACCCTTTCTGGTGTAGCATTTCGAACGATTCTTTTATATTTTTTTCACTACCCTTCCCGCCTTGCCTTCCCGTTAATTTTTCCATTCGTGTTCTAAATTCTGTTTGTATAGGAACTATAGATCTACCAAAAAAATACGAAACGGGTGAACGTCGAGATACACCTTTTATAGTAATTCGTTCTCGACAAAATTCTTCGAAACTCATATTATTAGGGATGGTTTCGTCGTGTTGCATATCTAACATCATGAGGTATGCAAAATCCGATGTATTTTCTGCACCTTTTCCACCCAGGGTTAAGTCGAATGTATTGTTAATTTGACGTGGACCTAAATGTTTGGTTTTTTTGATCCCTTCCGGAATCTTGAATACATCTATGTGTTTATTTATTATATTCATAGCCTCGGATGGTGTTTTTCCTCCAAATAATTTTGTCGTAAGAGCTTGTGTAGACGTTTGATCGTAAAGACCAGTGATAAAATGAGTTAAATCTTGGGTTTCTTTAGAATCTGGCCGCCCGAGCTGTGCCCTTACAGCAGCTTGAACCAGTACAGCTAAATCCGGCATTAGTGTTGCAAATGTTTTAGTTAATTTCTTCGCGTTAAGAATTTCATTTAAATTTGACCGAGTGTACGGTTTAGATCCTTCATAATTACACGACCTGGAATTATATCTGGAATTGACACTCATCGTTATTATTAAAAAATATTTTAAACTGAAGAACGAATATAAAGAATTTGTACTTTAAATATTTAATGGCCTACGTCGCTTGGGATACCGAGACGACGGGTCTTCCCGTGGGATACCCCGTGGCATCCCAGAAAAATGTCCATTTATTTGACATAAGTCGCTTACTATCAATAGCATATGTCAAATACGATGCTGAAGGAAACGAGGTTGATTCCGATCATATGATCGTATACCCTGACGATTTTATCGTGGATGCGGTACACATTCACGGAATTACCCCGGAACACGCAAAGGAACACGGTTTACCTTTTGAGGAGGTGTATAACCGATTTCTCGATTCGATAAAGGATTGTGATACGTTAGTCGCACACAATTCGAAGTTCGATGAGAGTATTCTCATGTCAGAATGTTATCGTCGAGGATTTAGTGTCGAACCGTTTAAGAACTTCAAGTTTGTGTGTACGCACAAAATGACACTCAGCACGTTCCTAAAGCCGATGAAACTCGGTTATCTGTATGCGGATTTGACGGGTAAAGAGTTGGAAAACGCGCATAACGCACTCGCCGATTCACGGGCGTGTGGCGAGGTATACCATATACTCCGCAACTATAAACGTGTTTTGAAACCTCTTGGTATTAAGAAAATTAAGTTGAAAGCGTCTGAAGTGGCGAGTATGATCGATAAGAATCGATACTGCAAACCTGAAGATATCGTCATGAACCTCTGGTGTAAGTACTCTCCAGATACGTTCGAGGGTCAAACGAAGGAGCAAATCGCGATTGAGGCTATTAACTCGTCTAACGTAGCTTCCGAACTTTTGGCCGATGCTCAGAAGTTTGTCTCGAAGGATAGTACGGCTGTCGAACAAAAGTATCGCGCGGTCAGTAATCAATTGATCTCAAAGACTAATCTCAGTGATAAGCAAAAGGATGCGGCGAAGGATTATATTCGTAAGACGTTGTACACCAACCACGGTACTCGTCATGAGTCTACAACGGCGAAATTGAATCCAGATTACATCGAAGATGATACGTATTACAAATATACTGTATGTGTCATCGAGGGAACTGAATATGAAATCGTGGGTAGGATCGATCGCCTCATTAAGGATGAAATGGGTAGTCTCACGTTGGTTGAGATTAAGAACAGAGCGAACTGCCTCTTCAAAAACGTACGCGAGTACGAGGAGATTCAGTGCCAGACGTACATGGAGATGTTGAACATCGAATCGTGTCGGTTGGTTGAGCAACATAATAAGGACACGTGTACACATTTACTTAAGCGTGATAAGGATGGGTGGCAAACCGATATTCTTCCGAAGCTCAAAAACTTTTGTGAGCATTTTCACAGTCAGCTGTCTAAATAATATTTACATGTAATAAGATGAAGTGTGCAGTTGATCGCAACATGTCAGATCCCATAGACATAGCTCCATTGGGTTGCAAACCCGTCAGTTTTGACAGATGTGAGTCGGGATATATGGCAAATAAGGACGATGTAATCCTTCCAGGAGGAAAAAAGGCACCCATGGATCAGTGCTGTCAATGTAAACCTGGCGAAATTTGTCGATATTGCAAAAATGAGGAGGCGTGTACGGAATATGAGAAAATGCGGTATGTCGCGAGCGATGAAGAAGAGGAATGCTTCGATGACACACCCGTTTCTAGCCCTTCTCTTTCACCCAGTGAGGACGTGGGACCTTCACCGGAACCCGAAAAACAAAAAACTCCCAATCCGGGCACGTTGGGGTTTTGGAAACGTAACTTATGGATACTCGTTATGTTATGGATCATAGTAATCGTTACGTTATACGGTCTTGGGAGCAGAGTATCACGATATTCGGCGTGGAGACCCAGGCTCATTAAGATGGCTGGCGCTTTTACTATTGTAGATTTATTGACTATATTAATTATTAAATTTATTTAAAGCGAAAGAATGAGAGTAATATACAATGAAGAAGGTCATCGTAGCGTTCCCGGGTAGAGAATATTCCGGCGATTTTTTGATGGTATGGTCAGAAACACTTCTGGCTCTCACTAAAGAAGGGTATCAGGTTGCTTTAGTGAACCAATATTCATCGTTTGTACCGTTTGCGAGAATGAAAACGCTCGGTCTCGATGTTTTGCGTGGAAAGGATCAAAAACCGTTCGATGGAAAGGTGGATTATGACGTGTGGCTAACCATCGATTCGGATATTATTTTTACACCGAAACAGGTTATTGAGATTATAGAGGATACGGATAAATACCCAGTCGTTTCGGGTATGTATCGTTTGGGTACAACTCATTATTCGCCCGTACAGGAATGGGATACGGAGTTTTTTAAGAAAAACGGTCATTTTGAATTTGTTACGAAAGATTCCATAGATCCTAATAAGAAATATATATCTGTCGCGTATAATGGTATGGGACTCTTTGCGTGTAAGAAGGAGGTTCTCGAATCTCTGAAGTATCCATATTTTTATCACCCTCCGGTTGAGATGGAACTTGACGAGGGCAATTCTGTCTCTGAAATGCTATCAGAAGATGTCGCATTTTGTCGTAACATAAAGGAAGCTGGATATGATATTACAGTTAATACGAATATCGTTGTTGGTCACGAGAAGAGACTTATCCTATAAATAATTTATATCTCAAAGTATCACCATACTTTCAAATATAAAATATTTTTCTATTATAGATGTTACAGTATATTCTTTTAATCCTGGTCTTAGCTGCCATATTTTATGTACATCAGCAGATGCAAAATCCCGCTAATGATTGTAAGGGAGAATGGATCTGGTCCGAACAATGTACAGAAGATTGTAGTTCAGGAAAAAGTAAATTGGTAGGTACGTATAAAGTGACCAAACCAGCTACAGGTTTTGGTAAATGTGAATTTAAGGATGGTGAAACGAAGGAAAAGCCGTGTCCCGTTGATATGTGTCCACCCGAAGATTGCATAGGGGATTGGATAGATGATGAGATATGTATCGGAAGTTGTTCGAAGAGAAATGCTACGCGATTTTCGCAGTATGTCATCGAGGAACCCGCTAGATATGGGGGTAAAGAGTGTGATGTAGAGGCCGGTAAGGTCAAGGAAGTCGATTGCCCATATAATATGTGCCCTCCCGAAAAATGTGTTCACAAGGTTGAATGGGAAGATTGTGAAGGATATGGGGATGATAGTAAAAGAACTGGTGCCGTCAAAATCATACGAGAAGGTAAATTTGGGGGTGAGTGTGATTACACCGAGGGGCAGATAATAGAAGAACTTTGTCCACGATCTTTACGCCCCACTGAAATTGACGAGGATTGTGAGGGTGATTGGGTGTGGGATGAATCGTGTACGGGTATCTGCAGTGATAATTCCGCCATACAATCGGCGACATATACCGTAACCAAGGAACATTCTGGTAGTGGTGCGTATTGTCCATTTGAAGATGGTGAAACTAAAACACGACCTTGCCCCGCGGATAAATGCCCTCCGGAGGATTGTAAACACGAATGGAAATGGGATGAAACATGTAAAGGTGGATCTACGTGCACAGAGGGTATGACATTAACTGGTACGTTTAAGAAATTGGGAGATCCTTTATATGGCGGTGCCGCGTGCGAATTTGATGATGGTGATACGAAGGAAATTGCATGTCCCGATAGTAAGTGTCCCAGGGAAGATTGCGTGGGTGAATGGAAATTGAAAGAAAGTATTGACAATGAGTATGTCACGGGAATGGATACCTATGAATTTAACATAATTTCACAGGCAAAATATGGTGGAGCGGGGTGTGAAGCGGAGCAGGGTGCTACGAAACAGCAGCTCGTGACCGCGGAATAAAAATATTCATTAATTGTAAATGGCGAAGGCACCTAAAGTTAAACCACCTAAAGTTAAACCACCCTCCATTAAACCACCAAGTGTACCCAAGCCACCTAAAGCACCAAGTGTTCCAGGTAAACCCCCTAAAGGACCGGATGTTCCGGGTAAAACGCCCGGGGGTAGTCCTCCCAAGGGTAAAAACCCCAAAGCAGATGCTCCCAAAGCAGATGCTCCTCCTAAGCCCAAAAAGAAAATGTCCGCAAAGCAGAAGGCCGCAGCCACCGCCGCGGTGGCTGCTGGTGTAGGGGGTACTTTATATTTATTAGACGCTGAAAAAGCTGCCAGTAGAAAGGTTAAAGAATGTGTCGGTAAATGTTTACCTTTAAATTGGGATCAATTTGTTGGGTACGAAGAGGGTGTTACGGTTTCTTACGCGGAACTTGATTATCGCCCGACGGAAGATGAAGAGGAAGAGGAGGATCAGCCGTATTGCCGCGAAGGTATTTCCGAAGAGGAAGCTAACGCGTGTGGGGATATGTGCCAGGGTGAATGTGAGTCTCTTCATAAATGGAAGATTGGAGATAATCCATTCAAAGAAGGAGGACCTTTCGATTTCGACAATATGATTCCGTGGGATGATTTCCCGTTCAGTATGTTCGGGGACATTAAAACGTTGATGATTTGGGTTGCCGTATTTTTCGCTTTACTCATATTTGGTCCAATGATTTTAAAAATGATATTTTAATCGGAATTGTCGTAAAATCGTAATAAATTTATAATATCCAAAAAGTAATCTGTTGAGGCGTTTAAGAAATCGCCACCGTAGTTCCTTTGCAGTATATTATTTGTATCGTACACGATAAACAGTGCAAATAATAGTACACCAATTTTCGATATACGTTTCTTTTCAATTCTGGAAAATATGATTAACATGATTAAACCGATTAACATCAGTGTCAAAATGAACCCGAATACCCGAAGATCCATACCCATTTGAACACTTATGAAACCGAGTACAAACATCGCCGAGAACATTTTTATGACATCCTTTATCACGTCTTCACCATAACTTCTGTTTTTCAACGCAATTCCAATAAGAGCGGAAATCAACGTGAGTAGAGCAAACTTTACTTCAAAGCTTACGCGTACAAACGCGAGAAGCAAGAAAAGAGCGATTGGTCCCCAGATATATGCAAAATGATATTCTAACGCGTGTTGTTTACTGACCGATTTGGCAGCCGTGTATGCTACCATAGATTGAAAGATAAGATTTAAAAATACCTTTCCCATGAATGGTCCTTTTTGAATTAAAAGTTTGTTCATTGTTATTATACTTAAAGATTTTAATCCTGTAATAAATAAGAAACGAATATGTTTAGTTAGCTCAGTGGTAGAGCGCCAGGCTTTTAACCTGGTGGCCACGGGTTCGATCCCCGTACTAGACATAGACGTCTGGATGTCCGAGTGGTCTAAGGAGGACGACTTAAGATCGTCTGTGCTATGCACGCGTGGGTTCGAACCCCACTCCAGACATTTTGCTCTCATAGCTCAGTTGGTTAGAGCGGCAGGCTGTTAACCTGTAGGCCACTGGTTCGAATCCAGTTGGGAGCGTTTTCTCATGTTAGTGTACTCAAATACACTAAGATGAGTTACTTTAAGAAATAATCCTATTATATAGTAGTATGCAAATATTCGTGAAGACACTTACCGGAAAAACTATCACGTTAGAAGTTGAACAATCTGATACGATCGATAATATCAAAGCTAAAATTCAAGATAAAGAGGGTATTCCACCCGATCAGCAACGTCTTATTTTTGCGGGAAAACAACTTGAAGATGGTCGTACACTTGCCGATTATAATATTCAAAAAGAATCAACGCTTCATCTCGTTCTTAGATTGCGTGGTGGTTTAGAATAATTAAACTTAAGGATTTGGGAGTATGAATATTCAGATGTCCCTCGGGGTCAAGAAGCTTTGTTTCGATGCTATTATTCCTACTCGTGGTTCTGATGGTGCTGTGGGATATGATTTATATAGCTCCGAAGATGCGGTTGTACCGTGTCAGGCGGGGCGAGCTTTAGTGAGCACTGGTATCACTATAGTTCTTCCACCGGGTGTGTACGGTCGCGTGGCTCCCCGTTCAGGTCTTGCGGCGAAGCATTGTATTAATGTAGGTGCGGGAGTTATTGATCCTGATTATACCGGTGAGATCAAGGTCATTCTATTTAATCATGGATTGAAGGACTTTGAAATCAAGAAGGGTGATCGTATTGCACAACTTGTACTAGAGCGTTGTGAAACTCCTCCTATTGAAGAAATTAACATTGTCGAAGATACAGAACGTGGATCTGGGGGATTTGGGTCTACAGGTCTCTAAATTTTTGGTTGCAATACCATAAACTTTCCGACGTGGGCATGAAGAGAATACCTTGCCACATTGTCATAGCTAGCTTAGATTTTGTTAACGTGGGATAAGACCATAGAAGCCAACGCTCCCAGTATTCCTCTTCAAGGTAATTATCCCAATCTTCCTTTGAACTCTCTTTTATCTTGAGCATTCCACGGTGTATTTCTAACGGGTCCGTTTCAATTCGCAGCTCCTTAGGAATGATAGCTCCTTTCCTAATGAGATGTGCTCGCATGAGCCTGGGATTTCCATGATCTATATAATGTTGTTCATTCCTTTTACCAAAATCGATAGCGCGTTTGTCTGGTAAGATAACACGTAATTTATGGGCTACAGAGGGGCTGGGCTGTAATACCACGTGCATCCTGATATTAGATATTTTTTTTAAATGTGCTTTCTACACACCGCCATGTACATATCACTTCCACCTATGAGTTCTAATTCCCTGTTACTTACGAACCGTTTAGTAAATGGACCTGGTGTACCATCGTTACATCGCATACATAATGCCGAAAGTTTTGTGACCTCCGACGCGAGAGGAATACAATCGATCAGTTCACCAAATTTTCGTTGAAAACAATCACCATCTAACCCCGTTAAAATCACATCCTTGTTTATGTATAAACACATCTCTACAAATTTATGAAGACGTGGAAAGAATTGTGCTTCGTCTATGGCTATTATATCAGCTTTGTCAAATTCGATATTATCGTGTAAAAGATCAAACAAGTCATATACCTTATGACAGTTAAACTTTACATTATCGTGCGTCTTCAATACCTGTTCCTCTGATCTCGTATCCTTAGCGGAGTTTACCACGAGTATATCACGTCCTATGACTTTCAATCGTTTCAGACGCCGAATAAGCTCTGACGTCTTTCCCGAAAACATGTTACCCATAATGATGTGAAGACTCATTTTATTTGTAACGATCGTTTTTTTTAAGACAAATTAACGTAATTAAATATTATTATACTCCAGTAATCAATATGTTACGAACCACATACGACAAATCCGAGTGCCAAACGGGGATAGTACATATTGGGTATGGGGCTTTTCACAGGGCACACCAGGCCATGTATATAGACGATTACATGCAAAAGACTGGAGACCTTAGGTGGGGTATAGTAGCTGTAAATTTACGAAACGAGGGTTTTCGAGAAATAGACGATTATATTGTCAAGACACCTTCAAAGTATAGATTAGTACGTTCGCATTTGGATTTCATAGATTGGACAAAAAACAGAACTATAGCAAAGCATCTACTTACTTTACCTAGTGTACATTTAATAACCATAACGGTTACAGAGAGTGGCTATTCACCTGGTTCACCTTTGTATGAATATTTAGCGTGTGGTTTACGAAACAGAAAACATCCAATCACGATTCTAACATGTGATAATATGAGACAAAACGGCGTTGCTTTAGAGACACAATTTTTAGCGTATCTCTATCAAACGAATCAATACGAAATGGTAGATTGGGTTCGCGAGAACGTTAAATTTCCAAGTTGTATGGTCGATAGAATTACTCCACGAACCACTATGAAATTATGCGACGAAGTGGATAGTATATATCCTGGTTTTGGAGTAAATCCTGTTCAGACAGAGGAATACTCTAAATGGGTTATTGAGCGTAACTTTGCTTCGGATTTCCCGAACTTGGAAGAGGTAGGTGTGACGATTACAGATGACATAGAACCGTATGAAGAGACAAAAATAAGAATTCTGAACGGTGGACATACATCCTTAGCTTATATAGGTGTTTTGTCCGGGTACACTACTTTTGATCAAGTTATGAAGAACGATACACATAGAGAACATTTTAAAAAATTGCAGGAAGAGGAAATAGTTCCGTCTATAGAAGGTGAATTTCCGTTTGATTTAAATGACTATGTGGATGAAGTAGAGGAAAGATTCTCGTGTGAATCGAATACCGATGATCTCGAGAGAGTGTGTATGGATGGATTTATGAAATTTCACACATTCGTGGTTCCATCTCTAAAAGCCTGTTTGGAGCAAGGTAAAAAACCCATACGTATATACAAAAGTATAGCTGCCTGGTATATATACGCACGTAGGTTTGCTAGGGGATGTACTAAGATTAAATATAACGAACCCAATTGGACCCTTTTGGAACCACTATTAAGGGAGGGACACGTAGACGATTTTGTGAGTAATGAGCGTTTATGGGGTGACATTCCAAAATTATTTATTACATTTCCGAGAGACTTGAAAACTATACTATTGTCACACACATTTGAAAAGGAAATAGATCTATTATGTGACTAATTTACATGTTCGAATAATACGGGTGGTAGTATTCGTCCGATTGTGTGATAATCGGTATAAAATTGAAACTGGTTTCTCTGGTCCACGGTGTTTGAACAGTCAAAGACCCATTTGGTAATTCCGTACGAATCGTCTCTGTATGAGTGTTACTGGTACTCGGTTCATCGTCTGTAGCAGCCCAATCCGCGTGCAACTGCTCGATAAATTGTCGAAGCGATTCTGACTCTTCTTCACCCCTGCTAGTAGGTTCGTAAAGGGGTATTGTCATTGGTTCGTTTTGATCCAATAAAAATGATGGCGGCTTCACTTTCTCGTGAATCTCCTTGATCAGTTTACATATATTCACATAATCTCCTTCCGGAATGTTATCCGAGTTCTTATCGATGAGTTCCAAAAGTTTATGAAATTTGTCCATGTTGGAGGCATATAATTTTTTAAGAAAATTTATCTGACTTAGGTTTTATAAAATGCTTAAATCGCTACTCGACGAACGCGAACCGTGAGCTTCTCTGCGAAGCTTATTAAACAAATCAAAATAGTACATCACGGAATCTTCTCCATCTTCATCTTCGTATTTTAAAGCGTCCCTTATCATCCCTTTTAAATCGACGACTTTAAAATAGAGATTATCAAATTTTTCATGATCATACGAGTATTTTCTTTTTCTCGATAGAAAAGAAAGTATTTCTTTGCATTTTCTATAGAGAAAACTTAAATTTTCTCGCCTTTCTATGATATCCATGGAATCGTGTTTTGGAACTTGTAAATATCTTTTTTCACCACACTCGTTTGTAGCTTCCACTATCGTGTAGTTTTTCAAAATTGTAAGAAAATCTAAGTTTGGTTGAAAAGGTTTCGGGGTAATGAACTCGATGACGTTACGTAGTATTTGGGACATTTTCTGGGAGCCGGAGGAGGATCGATAGCGTGGGGGCAGTGGAGAACCTCTTCCCAGATTTTACGTTGAACGTCGGGGCAAAGGGGTGCGGTTGCTTGACAAAACGCTAGTGCGAATTCGTGTGAATACACACTCACATAGAAATCAGGCATCCGAAGATACCGCTGCATTTTCACGTTTTCGGAGCTGACTTAGGGTTCGTTTGTACCATCTAACTTGTTCTGGTTCGGATTCATCTTCAGCTTCGCCATCTTCTTGAGTTTCCAACTCCTCCATCTCCTTCATCTCCAGGATTCGAAGTCTCGTGTATTCGAGATCTACGTCTAAGAAAATTCTATAAGGGGCATCCCATACAGCCATTCTGATCCATTTATACGTATTCACCAAATACTGAGGACCCATATCGCGTAGAGTGTAAAATATAGCTTGTGCGTACATATACTCTATTGATCATCTTTGTTTTTATACTCGTTTATTTCTTCGTGAAGTTGCATAAGTGTACGTACGATTCCAATAGTGCATATCATTATTACGTATTTTGCACCTCCCAATGGAAACATTACTTAGAGAGAGAATATAATGTTTAATTAAATAAATGGCATTTCCGTTTCATATAAAACTTACGGATGACATGAATGAAATGGATCTTGATAGACACTTCATGCACGCCTGGGTTCTCACGAGACGTGAGAATAAACTTCAGATGATATTGGATGCTACCGAATGTAACCGTGTATCCCTAAAACGCGTCATGCGAACACGGTCAGTTTTGAATAAACATAGAGATATGTCGAGAAAATATATAGATCACAGTATTATTTTAGTGAAATCTAAATTTACCAAAAAAATTATACAACTCGGATTATTTTTTATAAAAACCGAACGACCCGTATACGTTAAGGTTTTGTAACATAAAGAAATGAAACCCATGTACCATAATGATCTTAACGACTAATAACTCACCATGTCCACAACGTTTGTATGATGTGCATAACATAATACAGATGTTGGATTCCTATTATCAGAAAAACGATACAAACGGTAATTCGTTTACTGGTATCATAACCGAGTTGGAAGATCATAAAGGTATTTTACTCATCACCGTGAGCTCTCAAAAGTATAGAAATTTAAGGGATTCGGAGAAGGATAATTTGCACGCACGCATAGAAAACATTTGGACGCGACTATATCACGAAGAGGATATAGAAATCGTAGACTCTACTGGTAATTTGATTTACCAATCCTGGCAAAGAAGCCCTAGAGCTCGACGACCTCTAGCATAAAGTTTTTATTGAACTTTCCTAATCGTATTTTACCATCGTTTATAAGTTTTAAAATATCCTCACCGAGCTTTGTATTGACTTTCCATATTTCGTCATTTTTTGGGTCTGGTGGCATTGTCGGCATGAGCATCGTAAATGCGACCATCTTTTGTGACATAGAAAGTTCCCTGTCTTGAAGTATACGCAAGATATGCTTTGGAATTTTAGAAGGATCCATTATATTTTACAAGTATTAATTCTTTAATATTATGTGTATTAAAAGATTTAAGACATACTATTACATAATGAATATTATTGCTATTAGAAACCCTATCACTGTATCAATACACAGAAATGTAAAAACGCGCGCTATCTTTGACCCAGATCAATACGACACGGAGATCAATTCCGCACGTGGATTTTCCCATCAGAAGATCCGTGTGAAGCATACGGAAGAGCGACCTCGTACTACTCTATTATATGATCCGGATCAACGCGACCCCGAAGCTAACCAAAGATCTCGGATAAACGAGGCAGCCAAACTCATAAACGAGTCCATAAAGGATGAATTTGTTACCGAAAACGAAGTTATAGAAGCACAGAATTACTGGGCACAATCTATTGTAGATATTTCGAATGCTTTTTTGATGGGTGGCGATTATGTAAAACTCGCGGGTGAGCGTGCGGGTGAATTATACGGATATGGTCATTCTAAGGTGCTTTTCAAACCTACCAAGGCTGTAGAACAACAATTTCGCCCAACGGCGAACGACGCTATGTCGTATTTCGTCGGAAATGATGCTGTAATTAGTGGTTACAAGGAAGATCAGGGATTTGCTATTAACGCGAAGAAGGGGTTTAGTAAGGTTGTTTTTGATAACCACCAGATAGATTGTCACGATCAGGTGGCTATAGCCATGGGTACATATGAATTTACATGTGCTACGACCGGTGAAATTTCGGAGGTTGAGTACACCTTTGGATATAAGAGAAATACGGATGGAAAGGTTCGTATATGCCTTCACCATTCTTCTATTCCTTATGAGCCAATGAATAAACCGCGGCATGTAGAGACTTCACCTATGAAACAGAAGCACGTTTTGTTTTATGATCCTGATCAATACGATCATGAAGAGAATCAAAAGCGTTACGCTACACTTTAATAAGTTGTATACCATAATCCAATTCCTCTACGATTGGGTCATTCTTGTAATCAACCTGATAATATATCTTGCTTATACCACTACTGGCCAAGGCCTTGAAACAGTTGACGCATGGATAATGTGTAATATATGCCTCGGCACCATCGATGGAGACACCCCTCTTCGCTGCATCGGTGATGGCGTTAATCTCGGCGTGAATCGTAGCTTGTTCATGTCCCCACCGAACTATGGATTTATGATCGGTTCCAGCTAAAAATCCGTTATATCCCATACTTATGAGTCTATTGTTTTTGACGAGGACACATCCTACCTTTAGTCTCTCACAAGGTGATCGAATCGAAGCCAACGTCGCAGTCTTCATAAAGTACTCTTGCCAACTCATACGAGGTTCCGGTTCCGTTATTTCGGGTGTAAAGGAGCGCTGACGTTTCGCTTCCTTGGTCATGGACATAAAACGAGGTGATGAGCGGTGAGCACGTGGACTATCCATTTATTTCATATAAGAATTTATTCTCTAATATGACTTAAGGTTAAACACTCCTCCTATTCCACTTAGCTGCTAATTCGGGAAATAATTTTTCGAGTGTTGTAAAATATTTATTGAGATATTCCCTCTCAACAGTTTCTTCATCTGTCAATGTAACGCGGTCGGGTAAAATACCCATTTCGATCCCGTTAAATAGATCCATTCGTTTAGCGAAGTTTACAAAAACACGAAACGATAGCAAGGTTTCGTCTTTTAGGTTTAAAACGCGTATTTCTTCGTGTATTCGGTCCAAATGAACCATTTATATGTGTTTACATTTTTTTACCGCATGTGTATTCCTCAGGTTTGGGTCTCGTTAAGTAGTCGATTAAGAACAATATAGCAAATATAAATACAGCGCTACCACCTAACATCGCGACAAAAGAGGGGGTGATCCAGTTCATTTATTATACGGAATTATTTTATTTCTTTTTAGGTTTTGGTTTTGGTTTCTTTCGATCACTAACTTGCTTAGCCGCTCCTAGAACGGCTATACCTTGAGCAGCTTTTGAAATGAGAGCTCCTGTGCAAATGGGACACGGCATTTATATTACCGAAGATCTTTATCAGCCGTGTAATACGTTTTCCCCTTAACGACGAAACTATGCACCCTAGCGTACCCCCACGCTTGCGGAGAAGCTCCCGGTCGGTGCCCAGTTCTCCACGCAGCGAGACCGCGATTGTAAATGGTCTTTATGGTTTTCAAAGGAATCTTAGTAGCCTTAGCAATTTCAGGGAGGGATTTGACTCCCGGATACATTTTTCTAAACCTTTGCGTGTAGGAGGAAGTCTTCGTTTTCTGTCCTTCGTCCGTCTTAAATCGTCTATAGTCTTTTTTGAGCATTTTCGTGTACCGTGTTTCGACATCTTTGAGGGAATTAAGTCCCCTGAAATATTTAATTGGGGCGTATATTCGACCCTTGGTTTGGCGAAGTTCATTAACCTTTCGAATAATCTGAGCATCAGTGAGAGGCATCTTATGTTTCACTGAGATTTTTGTTTATTTGGATTTGGATTTACGTTTGTCGAGTCGCTGATAACCCTCTTTAAGCATCATTTTATCAACTCGTCTCTCCAATACAGGACTCGTACGACGAACTCGGTTAATGATATTCCTGGCAAGTTCAAGCTCCTTCTCACGCCTTGATTTAAGTGACAGCTGACCGAACTTTGGGGTAAGAATATTTAATTCCCGTTGAACATTCGTTTTTAAATTAGACAAATTGACTAATTTGTTTATCTTATTTTGTATGGTCTTATTTGGACGCTTACTTATGGGTGTAAAAAAACTTTTCTTCTGCGGCATTTTACTTAAAGGTATCTTACAATGTATATACATAAAAATATGAGTGATACAAAGACCTTCCTCCTCGGTGCTGTCACGGGATTTGCCGCATGTGTTGTCGCAGTAAAAGTGTATAACCGAGTTATGAGCAAGAAAGATGAATAAAAATATACGTACAGTATAAATGCCACCTACATCTCCTCAGGTGAAGCAAGCTAAAAAGAAGCTCGCACCTGTATCACCATCTAAAAAACGA